AAACCTACTACCGTGAAATGAGCGGGCTGCTTCGCTAAATGCCTGTTTACTCTTTTAGGTGTTCTGAGTGCCGGTCTGAAGAAGACCGGCACTTAGGCTTTGACCACAACGTCATCGACTTATGTAAGTGTGGCGGGGAGATGACTAAAGTTTTTCAACTGTCGGGTGTACGATTTAAAGGTGCCGGCTTCTACCGGAACGACAACCAGGTTAATAAACCAAAGAACGCTGACGATTTGTAACATTTAGACCCGACCATCCGTATAGTTTACAAATATGCGTGCTTGCACAAATTAAGGTACTTTTGCCTTGTCAAAACACGCTTACAAGCTTTTTTGTGCAAGCTCACGCAGATTCGGAATGTCGGCGTACTCAGACAAACAGTGTTTGTCGGCGTTCGCCTACACTACCGTTTTATCACTTTATACGCTACCGAAATACCATACGATACACTAACTGTCATGGATGAATTCGAGCAGTTTGAGGGCGGTGTCGCCGTTCATCTACCTGACGGCAACACCAAACACATTGCAACCCCAGACGGATACACAGACACCGCGTTCCGTGGAACCCTCGCAGCGTTCCACACAGCGTACATGCGAAACGGTAAACGCCCCTCTGTCGATGACGTGCACGAGCTGTGGCCCAAACTGTCAAAAAAAACAATCAGCGGCATTGTCGGTACGCTAGAATTTGGAGAGGCTTTGGCCCACCGAGGCATACACTGGGACCCCAAAGACGGACTCAGCATGGAACAACAAACCGTCCTACTCAAACTATCCGACCCATTCGACAGGCGCGGGCTCGCATCCAAACTCAAAGACCTTGGTGTGCCCATGCCACGTTTTCAAGCCTGGCTCAAACAACCTTTATTTAACGAGTTATATAACCAACACACCAAAAACAATTACGAAGAAGCCCTCCCCGCCATCCGACAAAGGCTCATCGGTAACGCAGAAGCCGGCGACCAGCGGGCCATCGAACTTGTGTTTGCCATGACAGGCGAGTGGAACCCCAACCAACAACACCTGGAAGATGCCCGCACTATTGTTTTGAAAGTTGTTGAGGCTATAATTAGACATGTTAAGGACGCAAAAACACGCGAGGCAATTCTGTCGGACGTATCCATGTACGCTGGTACTCTGGCAACTATGAATCAGCAAAAAATTTTGGAGACCTAAATGGCGACTAACACTACAAAGCTTGCGCTAGTTAAACCAGATTTTGTTGATGTAGTAGACGTTTCTCAGCTTAACGGTAACGCAGACAAGATTGATGCTGCTGCCGGTTTTAAACTTGTTACTTCTGCTACTCGACCTGCTACTCCGTGGGCGGGCCAAGCAATTTTTGAGACTGACACGGACCTGGCTTTTGTGTGGGATGGTACTGCTTGGATGCCTTCTGGTGGTGGCGGGAGCATTGAGATTTCTGCGACAGCCCCGGCAAGTCCCGGTGAGGGCGATTTGTGGTGGGATTCTGATAACGGCAAGCTTTACATTTATTACAACGATGGGACGTCTTCGCAGTGGGTTGATGCTGCGGGTCCTTCCGTAGCGGTTCAGTCTTCAGCGCCGACGGGGTATCAGGGTCAGTTGTGGTTGGATTCTGATGACGGGTCTATGTACGTGTATTACACTGACCCTGGTGGGGGGTCTTCGTCTTGGATTGGTGCTGTCTCGCGGTCTGGTGGGATTCTTCAGGTTGTTCAAGCCGTCAAGACGGACACTTTTAGCACTACTTCTACATCTTTTACGGCGGTAACTGGCGCTTCAGTATCAATTACGCCAAGGTCTACAAGCAGCAAAATTCTTATTTTAGGAACTACATTTATTGGTTTTTCAGGCTCCACTAACTCTCGTAGCGCTTTTGTCAGAGTTACTGGTGGTAACTCGGTCAGCTATGTTGGTGACGCGGCGGGTAGCCGTATTAGGGCTTTTGGTACTACGGGTGCCAGAGCCACTGATTACGGTATAAACACTGTCAATGGTTTTGCGTCTCTTTCTTACGTTGACTCACCTTCAACAACTAGCACGGTAACTTATCAGCTAGAGATGATGGTTACGGGTGACACTGGATATATTGGCAGGACAGGAACCGACACCGACGCAACTGGCTTTGGCCGTTTTCCAACTACTTTAATTGTTATGGAGGTGGCAGGCTAATGGATATTTCTTTGATTCTTTCCCGTAAATACCCCGGTACTCAGTGGACTCTAAACGGCGACAATTACAGTGGCCTGACTTGGTTGTCTGACGGTGACGCGCCAACTGAAGCTGAGTTGCAGGCTGAGTGGGCTCAGGTTGAATACGAGGTTGCGTTTGAGGCTGTCCAGAAGCAACGGCAGGCCGCATACCAGGCCGAGTCTGACCCAGTGTTTTTTGATTACCAGCGTGGTGAGGCAACGGAGGCTGATTGGTTGGCGGCTGTGGAGGCTGTAAAGATTGCACATCCTTACCCTGTAGACCCTTCCACGGTGGAGCCTGAGCCCGAGGTTACCGAAGAGGTGGCTGAGTAATGGCACTCGACTTTCCGGACGCACCGGTAGATAATCAAATTTACGAAGGTTTTGTTTACGATTCAACTTCAGAAACATGGCGCGTTCGCCCGGATAGTCCATCAATTCCAGTTCAATACTTAATTGTTGGCGGTGGCGGCGGTGGCGGCGAGGGTGACGGAACCTCTCGTGGCGGTGGCGGAGGCGCTGGCGGATATCGCTGTTCTGTTGTCGGAGAAAGCTCCGGCGGTGGAGCAATTGCTGAGCCAGTTTTTTATGCGCTTCAAGGCGTTTCTTACACGGTTAGTGTTGGGGCCGGTGGAGCGAGTGGCGTTGGCCGTGGTGGTGGCGTGGGACAACCCGGTGGTAGCTCCCAATTTGGGCCAATCATTTCCATTGGTGGTGCCGGCGCTCCCGGTGAATACACTGACGCAAGCGGTCACGGTGGCTCTGGTGCCGGTGGTGGCGCACAAAACTTGGTGGTTTTGCGATACGGTAGCCCCGGTATCCCCGGTCAGGGTTTTGTTGGCGGAAATATGCAGGGTTCTTCAACAAGTGGTGGCGGGGGTGGCGGTGCCGGTGGTGCTGGCACACAACCAACTGCTGGTGTTGGGGTTTCGTCTAGCATTACGGGCTCTGCGGTTACTAGGGCTGTTGGTGGCCCCGGAAATAGCAATGCTTCTGGTGCGGCCAACACTGGAACGGGTGGTGGCGGTGGCCTTAGTGCAAGCGTGGGTTCTGGCGGTTCTGGAATTGTGGTTTTGAAATTGCCGGGTGATTCAACTATTACTGTCGGCGCTGGCCTTACTTCAACTAATTCTCTTGTTGGCGGAAATCGTGTTTATGTCTTTACAGCAGGAACGGGAACGGTGACCTTCTAATGCCTTTAAATTTTCCTTCTAGCCCCACTAACGGGCAAATTTACGAAAACTATTACTACGATTCTGCTAATACTGTGTGGCAGACTTTGGGTTCTAAGTTAGAGACAACAGCGAACATTAGTAATACGCCTACTGGTACTTACACGTCTGGCGGGGTGTCGTACAAGTATGTGTCGTTTACGTCGTCTGGTACGTTGACGGTTACTCGGGCTGGGTTTTGTGATGTGCTTGTTGTTGGCGGTGGCGGTGGCGGTGGAATATCTGGCACAAACAATTTAGGTGGCGGCGGTGGTGGTGGCGGCGGTTGTATCGCCCAAAGTGTTTATCTACCATTTGGCTCTCACTCGGTAACTGTTGGCTCAGGTGGGAGCGGTTACTCTCTGACTAATGCTGGCCGTAACGGTCAGTCTTCAGCCCTTGGTTATTATGTTGCTCCAGGTGGCGGTTTGGGTGGCAACAATTTCGGAACAGGAACCGCTACGGACGTTCAGCGAGCTGGCAACGCCGGCGGTTCGGGTGGCGGTGGTAGTGCTACAAACGGCTTGGCCGGTTCAGGAATTTCCCCAGCGGGAAATAATGGTGGAACGGGCACTGTTACGGCTGGTGGCGGTGGTGGCGGTTCACAAGAGGTTGGAAATGCCGACGGCGATGGTTACGGCGGAGACGGTATTGAATCTTCGATAACAGGTTCTGTCGCATATTACGGCGGTGGCGGAAACGGTGGAGGCCAAACTGCTGCGACAACCGGAGGCGGAGGGGTTGGTGGGGCTGACGGTGGTAATAACCCTGGTGGTAACGCTACGGCTAACACTGGTGGGGGCGGCGGTGGCGGCTGGCGTGAATCCAGTGGTGATGTGGCTGGCGGTAATGGCGCGACAGGTATTGTTATCGTAAGATGGGTCGCATAATGAAACTATCCAACCCCGCCCCAGGACGCCCCGTAACCTCACAGTACGGTTGGCGCATCCACCCCATCACCAAAAAACGCACCTTCCACAGAGGCACCGACTTCGGAGGCAGCTTCGACGTCCTATCAGCCGCCGACGGAACCGTCGTACACATCGGATGGTCACCCAAAGGTGGAGGACACACAGTCACAATCCAACACGAACGCGACCTGTTCACCGTCTACTACCACGGGGCAACCAAAACCGGCCTCAAACTAGGTCAGACCGTAAAAACAGGCGACCTCGTATACCGTGCAGGTTCTACAGGCTTGTCTACCGGGCCACACCTTCACTTTGAAGTGAGAACCAGTCAAAAATGGGGAACCGACGTATCGCCCGACCCTTATTTCACAGAGCAAGGACCAACTAAAATTATTGTAAACGGCGTAATGGATAAAGAAACCTGGAAAGCCATACAAACTATTCTTCGCAACGCAAAATATTACGAAGGCAAAATTGATGGTGTCGCTGGTAAACTAACCGTGTCAGCCTTACAGAAATACATTAACGACGGGAAATTCTAATGAACGAACTAGTTACAGCAATCAAGCACACTCAGCGTTACGCAAAAGCCATTGTTGCGGGAGCCGGAAGTGTACTTGTTGCACTCACCGGAGCCAGCACAGAACTAGGCATCACCCTTGTACCCACCGAAGCGCAAGCGTGGATTACTTTTGTGATTGCAGCGGTAACGGCTTTTTCTACTTGGGCCGTACCAAATTTTACTCCTGACGGAGAGTAGAAAGTAAAAAAGCCCCGGTTATGCCGGGGCTTTTTTCATTGGCAACTGTCGCACATTAACGCTTCCATAGGGTCTGTTGGGCAAGCATAGCCGTTGACAAGTTCGACATTATCCATTTTTATTCCTTTTTTACGCTAAGATTGCCCAAACGGTTAGGACAACATGAAGATACTTTTATTGGACCTTGAAACATCGCCTAACTTGGCGTATGTGTGGGGTCTTTGGAATCAGAATGTTTCGATAGGTCAAATGATTAGTTCTACCGAAGTTATCTGTTTCGGGGCCCGCTGGTATGGTCAGCGGAAAGTCCAGTTTAGTTCAGTTCAGCATGATGGTAAAGCCAAGATGCTTAAAGCTATACATGAGCTTTTAGATGAGGCCGACGCTGTTGTGGGTTGGAACAGTGCGGGCTTTGACGTAAAACATTTGTACCGCGAGTTTATTGAGAACGACATGCTTCCGCCTTCCCCGCACAGGGAGATTGATTTGATGCGTGTCGCTAAGCAACGGTTTAGGTTTCCGTCGAACAAACTGGATTATGTGGCTCAGAAACTTGGTATGGGCGCAAAGGTAAAACACAGCGGATTCGATTTGTGGATTAAATGCATGTCGGGTGACGAGAAAGCTTGGCGTGAGATGAAGAAGTACCAGATTCAGGACGTCAACCTGCTTGTTGGTTTGTACGAAAAGTTTTTGCCTTGGATTAAAAACCACCCGAACCGGGCACTTATTGATGGCAGGCCGGACAGCTGTATTAGTTGTGCGTCTGACAAGCTTCAGTCCAGGGGCACAGAAGTTACTGCGACTGGCGTGTTCCGCCGATTTAATTGTGTTGATTGCGGTAAGTGGCAGCGTGGCGCTAAAAGCGAAGCAACCAGTACAATGAGAGCTATCTAGGAGGTTTACATGTCTGTATTGTCGTCTGATGATAACGCCGGTAGTTTTAGTAGTGACGAAAACCCGAAACCGTCTAGCCAGGTTGTTGAGGATTTTCACGAAAACAGTGACTTGGATTCTCGTGCCGAATCACAACACCACACGTTAGGCCCGTCACCGACACAGGCGGCACCGGGTAATCACACACATAATGGTGGAGATTCGGCTTTGCTTCTTGAGGGCGAAACTATTTCCGGTTCTAGGGCGACTGATGCGTGGCGTATCTCAGTCAATGCTATTCTTGTTCGTCTCGGGGCTGTCGACAACAGCACAGCGTAATGCCGTCTAAGCCTCGACAACCCACTTCGGCGGAGCTGTTACAGCTCGCCATTAGTGAGCTTGACCAAAGTATTCACAAGCCGAACATTTTAAATTACGGGGAGAAGCCTTACCCGGAGCAGCTTCGGTTTCACCAATCAACTAAACGCGGACGTTTTATTTCTGGAGGTAACCGTGGGGGAAAAACTGACGCTGAAGTGGTCGAGTCTATTTGGTGGGTTACAGACACTCATCCATATCTTAAACGACCTAGTTCATGGGGTTCTGGCCCGATTCAACTGAGATTTGTTGTTGTCGACGTAGCTAAAGGTATTGAACAAATTGTTTTGCCTAAAATGAAGAGATGGATTCCGCGTTCATATCTCAAAGATGGTGACTGGTCTAAAAGTTGGGATGCAACCAACTACATTCTCACTTTTGAGAATGGCTCCACAATCGATTTTGTGACGTGGGGTATGGACATGATGAAACTGGGTGGTGTTCCTCGTCACGGAATTTTCTTTGACGAGGAGCCCCCTCAGAACATTTTTAACGAATCCATGATGCGTCTTATCGACTACAACGGTTTTTGGGTTATTGCGGCCACCCCGACTAAGGGTATGGGTTGGACGTTTGATTTGCTGTGGGAGCCGGCCAAAGAGGGCAAGGCTGAAGAAATTGACACGTTTACCCTGTCGGCTGAGCAAAACCCGTACATTCAGGCCGACATGGACGACATGAACTTTTACATGATGGGTATGAACAAGGAAGAGCGTGATATTCGTGAAAAGGGTAGTTTTGTTGCTCGCAGTGGTCTGGTGTTTCCTGATTTTGCTCAAAGCATTGAACAGTATTTAATTGATTTTGGGCCGGGCGATGTGCCAAAAGACTGGGCGGTTTATGCGTCTGTCGACCACGGATTAAACAATCCGACTGCGTGGTTGTGGCATGCGGTGTCACCGACAGGCGATATTGTGACGTTTGCGGAGCATTATCAGTCAAACATGATTGTGTCGGAGCACGCACAGCTGGTGAAACAGCGGGAGCTTAGCTGGGGTCGTAAGCCGGACTCTGTAGAGCGTATGGGTGACCCTGCGATGCGTCAACGCAATGGTGTGACTGGTACATCGATTATTCAAGAATATGCGCTTCACGGGGTTTACGTGAACGTAGAGGGCATACCTCACGATGTCATGGTGGGTATTGAGAAGATGCAAGCTTACTTCCGTCGCCGTAACGACACCCGTTGGGGTCCCGACAGGCCCAAATGGGTTATTTCCCGCAACTGCGTCAACTTTATCCGTGAACTAAAGAAACTGCGCTGGTCGTCATACAGCTCAGACAAGATGGCGTATGACATGAACAAGCAGGAAGTTGTCCACAAGAAGGATGACCACGCTTTTGACAGCGCCCGTTACTTTGCCACCACCCGACCCGACTTGAAGCCGATAATGGACACTGATGGTGTCAAAGACGCCCCCACTACGCTAAGCTATGAGGAATTGCTTTTGAAGATGCGAGAAGACCCTAATGTTGAGTTCGCGGAAGACAGAGCATACGATGACGGACCTACCGTCATTGCAGGATATGGAGACTACTACTAATGAGCAGATTCTTCCTGACGGACGCCCCCGCAATGTCACCGGGCGTGTGCTGGATTACCAAAACAGGTGTCGGACCATTCATCGACACAGGTGTAGACCTCAGTTTGCACGTCATTGACCGTGGGCGAATGTACATTTCTGTAGACGCCATTAGGGAAATGGCGCAAATTGCCGGACTATTTGACGAAACAGCCCCTGTTTCTGTCGAACTTAGAAAAAAAGAACTTTATGACCTGGGCTACAACGATGCCCTGAAGGAGATGAATAAGGATGTTATCAGTAATTTTGTCGAGCGGATTGTCAGTAATGCTGCTAGCTCTGCTGGTGCTGCAACAGCTGTGGCACCAGAAATCCACCACACAACTGCTGGAGCAGCAGTACCAGACTCTGCAAACGCAGATGCAGGAACACAACAAGACAGTGCAGATGCTGACAAAGCTAAACGAAAAAGCTCAAGCACTGGTAGCGTCAAGCGACCCGCTAGCGTTTCAACAAATTCAAGCGATGACGCAAACTTTAGATTATAGTGGTTACCAGGACTACGACCCCTCCGATGAGGCTGAATCGGAAAGAATTGCTCTCAGAAACCCTAACCTTGCAGCAGGAGACGACCTAGATGGCCAAGACGCCCGACAACTATTCGTCGAACTCACCGGGGTTGACCCAGAGTTCTACGGTAATTAAATTACCCGAGGACGGGCTAAACATTGAGCAGTATCGTGAAAGCGAAGAAGCTCGCAAGCTAGTTTCTTGGGTACAGTCTGAATGGCAAAAAGCTAAGACGGCGCGTACCCAGAAGCAGTTGCAGTGGTTCCACAACATGTCCATGTTTTATGGGCACCACTGGGTTGAGCAGACTCGCGGGAATTTTCCTGACGGATACAGGGACAAGCTGTTTACGCCCAGCAAGCCTTACTACCACCAGCGTAAGACCATTAACCGTATTAGGTCTTACGTTCGGTGGGAAATGTCTAAGATGCTGTCGTCGTTCCCCTCCGCTATGGCTATTCCCGCGTCAAGCGAGGACGAAGACCAGAGGGCCGCGTTTGCTGCTGAGCAGGCGTGGACGTCCATTAGCGAGGCTAAGAAGCTTCGCCAGCACATGTCAAGGGCAATGTGGTGGACCATTGTTACAGGTAACGGTTTTGTAAAAACCCACTGGGACACCACCTGTGTTGACAAAGTTTCTGGCGAAATGGGTGACATTAAGTATGGCCACGTCACCCCGTTCCACCTTTTTGTTCCCGACATCCGCGAACAGGACATCGAGGACCAGCCGTTTGTCATCAACGCTTATACAAAGACTGTCGAGTGGGCTGAGCACTACTTTGCTAAAGAACTTAATGGAATTAGGTTGGCTGCTAGCACGTCCAGCGCCAATCAGATATTAGATGAGGCTTACCTAAATTTGGGCCACACCAAGACGCCTGACAGCGTTGTCGTGTACGAAACTTGGGTTAAGCCCGGTGCTACCAAACTGCTTCCGCAGGGCGGCGTCATTATTAGCATTGATGACATCCTTATCAGCGTGTACCGCGAGGGCTTCCCTTACGGTCACGGCATGTACCCGTTCACCAAGTTTGAGCACATCCCCACCGCAACCTTTTACGCTGACAGCCCCATTGTGGACCTGTCGCAGCTTCAAAAAGAATACAACGGTATCCGTTCGGAGATTGCTGAGGCCGGACGTCGCATGGCTAAGCCACAGCTGATTGCACCAATGGGCTCTATTGTTCCATCTAAGTTGACTAACGAGCCTGGTCTTGTGATTCAGTACAAGCCCGGTATGGCACCACCACAGCCTTTGCCTTTGGCACCTCTGCCCCAGTATTACTTGGACCAGCAGGACCGCATCCTAAGCGACTGGATTGATATTTCGGGTGAGCGCGAAGTGTCGCGTGGTAGCACGCCCCCCGGAGTCACTTCTGGTACAGCCATTTCGTATTTGCAGGAAGCTTCCAACCAGTATTTGACCCCGCAGTACCAGAGCATCGAAGCCGGTGTGGAGAAGATTGCTACGCAAACTGTGGAACTATTTGTGCAGTACGTAGACCTTCCCCGCAAGATTCGTACTATTGGCGCAGACGGCGCTTTCGACACAATGTTGTTGAAGGGTGCTGACATTGCTTCTGGCACTGACATCCGCATTGAGTCTGGTTCTAGTTTTGCCAAGTCCAAGGCGGCTCAGGAAGCCCGCGTAATGGACATGTTTGCTGTCGGTATTATTGACCAGTCAGCTGCGGCCAGGATGCTGGAACTTGGTGGCGTGCAAAAAATCATGGATGTTATTAACGTGGCGGAGCGTAAAGCTCAGCGCGAGAACATCAAAATGAAAATGCTTACCGAGGATGATGTTGAAGCTGCCCGTATGGAAACTATGGACCAGATTATGACTCAGTTGCCCCCAGAGGCTATGCAAAACCCTGAGATTATGAACGAGATTCAAAACATGCCAGCTCCTGCCGTAATTCCTGTCGACGATTTTGATGTGCACGAAGTTCACATTGAGACGCACAACAAGTTCCGTATGTCGCAAGAGTACGAAATTTTGTCTGACGAGATTAAGGCACAGTTTGCTGAGCACGTGTCACAACACGAACAGGCTATTCAGCAAAAAATGATGGCTCAGATGATGATGGGTATGCCCCCAGAACAAAACGCAGAGGGTGGCCCACAAATGGGTCCGGGTGCTATGATGGCACCTAACGGGGCCGTACCGGATATGGCTCTTGAACAATCACAAGGAGTATAGCCATGCCCGATTTTGACGTTATTGCTAGCACTACGCCTCAATTGCGTTTTCGCCCCACCGTACACAACGGACGTAAAAGCGTGTCGACTTTGAAGACTGAAGTTCAGGCTCTTGACGCCACGACTTACACCAACAAAGTAGTGAACGACATGACCTATAACGATGTTGTCCACGCAATTAAAGTTCTCTCTTAATTAGAGAGTTACATAACAACTAAATACAGTACAATAAAATCCACAACAGCTAGGGCCTCACTGGGAGGTACGGCGATAAGGAGAACACGATGGACGAAACTACAGGTACAGAGATTGACACATCACCGGAAGTGTCTGAATCTTCAGGGCCAGTAGGGGAAACAACCGGGCAGCAATCCTCTGGAGACTCAGGGGGGAATCCTGCTTGGGATTCATTGCGTTCAAAGCTCGACCCTGTTAGCTTCTATAACATTCAGGAAGACCTTAAAAGCTTCGACAAGAACGCTGAATCGCGTATCTCTTCGTTGAACCAGCAGCTCAAACAGTACAACGAGTTGGGTTCGCCGGAGCAGTTACAGAACTACGCGATGATTGCTTCGAGGCTTGATACGGAACCTGAAGTTATTTACAATGCTTTGGGCGAATTCCTGAAGCAGAATGGTCGACTGCCGGAAACTGCACAAGAAATGCAGGATGCGGTAGATGAAGAGGAAGCTACAAACGAGTCACAGTCACCAGTTGACCCAAGGCTTGCACAGCTGGAGCAACAGCAACAGCAAATGCAAGATTTTCTTGCCCAGCAAGAACAGATGCGGGTTCAGCAGGAAGCTGACTACACACTCGAACAGGAAATCAACGAACTAAAGCAGGCTTATCCCGAGTTTTCGGAGGATGACGTGCGGGAAGTTTTGATGCGGGCGGCATTTCAACTTCAGAGCAGCGGCAAGACAACGAAGTTGTCGGATGTTGCTCAAGAGTACGTTGATAAAACAGTAAACCGAATTCGCGCAGTACCGCGACCAGGAGATTCCGCCCCTAGATTGCTTCCCACCTCGGGAGGCATGCCTGGAGGACAACAGGCAAAACCGCTTGGTAAGTTGTCGAGAAACGATGTGCAAAGTCTCATCGCCTCGTCAATCGAACAAGGCAGGTAACTTAAAGGCTTTATCTCCTTTCAACCCCGAAAGGAAATGCAATGACCGCAACACTCGCAACAATTGAGTCCTACCTCAAGGAGGTGTACCAGGGTCGTATCCGCGAGCAGCTCAACGAAGAAATCGTTGCACTGAAGCGTATTACTCGCAGCGGCGCTGGTGTAACCAACGAGGTGGGGGGAAAGTATGTTACTTTCCCAATCCACACCCGTCGTAACAGTGGTATTGGTTCTCGTTTTGAGAACCAGGCCCTTCCCGTACCTGGTCGGCAGGGACACGCCGCCGCCCGCGTCGGTTTGAAGTATGCTTACGGTGGAGTTCAGCTGACTGGTCAGGCTATCAGCCTTTCCGACACCGATGCCAAGGCTTTTGCAAAGGCTTTGGACAACGAGGTCGAGGGTCTGAAGAACGACCTGATGAAGGACATGAACCGTCAGATTTATGGTTCGGGTAACGGTGCCATTGGTGTCGCTACTGGTGCTAACACTGCTGGTGTCGTACCAGTTGCTGACGCTCGCCTGTTCCAGATTGGTATGGTTTGTGACACGCAGACTGGCACCACCGTTGACAACACCAACTTGGTTGTTTCTTCTGTGTCGCTGGCTGCTGGTGCTAACACTGTTACCTTCACCACCACCCCTGGTACTGCCATTGCCTCCGCAGACATTATTGTCCGTGCAGGTTCGGGTATTGCCGCCGCTGGAACTAAGGAACTCACTGGTCTTGCCGCCATTGTGAGCGACTCTGGAACCCTCTACAACATCGACCCCTCTACTGAGCCCGAGTGGAAAGCTTCCGTTAGTTCTAACGGTGGCACCGGACGCGCTCTGTCTGAGGCTTTGATGATTCAGATGACGGACTCCATCCGTACCAAGGGCGGTTCTACCTCCCTTATCTTGCAGTCGCTCGGCGTTCGCCGTGCGTACTTTAACCTTCTGTCGCAGCTGCGTCAGACGGTTAACACGCAGGAATTCACTGGTGGATTCTCCGGCCTCGCGTTCACTACTGACCGTGGAGAAATCCCTGTCGTAGCAGACGTCGATGCACCATTGAGTACTCAGTGGTTCATTAACGAAGACGCGATTACCTATTACCGCGATGAAGAATGGCACTTCCTGGACAAGGATGGTTCCATGTGGAAGCAGGTTCGTGACGCTTCAGGTGACTACGACGCATACTACGCTCGCATGGTTGAATACCACGAGCTTGGTACTGACCGTCGTAACAGCCACGGTGTCATCAAGGACATCACTGAGGCCTAAACCCCCTCGCCATGTTGATGGCCTGGCCCTATAATGGGGTCAGGCCATCATTATTTTTAGGGGCAATCGTGGAGTTTGAGTATCCGTTTTATGCGACTAGCACCGTTTTACCGGACGGTTTGTCGTTGGACGATTACAGGCACGAATTTTACAAAAACAATCGTTACACGGGTATTGAGCGTCAGTACACTGTTTTGGGTGGTACTGCGGGAACACAACCTACTTTTAGTGGGGCACCGTTGTTTTCGGGGCGTTATGTAATTATGGGGGCAGCAACTTTCTTTAATATCCAAGTTGATTTTGACAACATCACATCGTTTGGCACAGGCCAGTATTACGTTACGCTCCCGTTTGCGTCAAAGTATGGTGTCATGTTCCGCAGCGGTTCTTTGTTTGACGCCAGCACTAGCCGTGAATACCACATTTCTGGGCATGTTGATGCGGGGGCTGACGAGCTACAGTTGTTTACGACAGACACGCAAGGTAATCGTCTTTACGATTTTGCTTTTGCACAGGGCGAACCCGTTACATTAAATGTGGCAGACAGTTTCCACATTTCTGGAACATATATTGTCGACGATACCCCCTAAAAATTTTGTGGCGTAATCAATAAGCTAAACTAAGCTCATGGAAACATATTTAGGACAATCCCCCAACGTATACAACCCTGACCTTAAAGAGTTTGTCAGGGAAGACCACATGCACTTTGCTCAGATTCTTAAGGACCTGAAGCCCACTTACAACCTGGTGTACGTTCCCGTTAAGGACCGTACAACGCCAGAAGAGAAACAGAAGCCTTGGGCTATCCTCGACAAGCCAGACAATCTGCCAGAATATGTGGTGCGGTACATGTCTGAGGAGGAAATGAAAACCCCCCATAAGATTATTGCTTGGCTGTTTGAGGGTGACGTGGTGCGTCACGGCGCTGATAACGTGTTGAAACGTATTGAGGCGGAAGAGAACGCCAAAAAACTTATGGAATTTAAAAGACAAGAAGATGAGTTAGAGGATAGAATCGAATACGGTGCGTTCCTTATCAGTGGTGGACGGAATAAGTTGCACACAGTTAAACACAACGGAAAGAAGTTTGAGCGATGACTTACAGTTCCCCCACTAAAACGGTTGGCGATGTTTACGCCCAAGTTAAACGTGCGTTCGGGGACGAGTCAGGTGTACAGCTAACAAACGACGACATTACTCGTTGGATTAATGAGGCACAGGCGGATATTGCTACGCAAAACCAGGTGTTGCAGGCAACAGCTACTATAAATACGGTGGCTAATCAGGCCACGTACAGTCTTGCTGCGGTGACTCCGGCTATTGATTCGATTGCGTCTATTTTGCTCGATGGTCGCCGTGTAGGTAATATCCCCATTTCTCAGGCGGAAGAGTCTATTTCGTTGGCAGACCCCCAAGGTCTTGAGGTGGGGGCCCCCCAGTTTTGGTACGAGTGGGCCGGTCAAATCATTTTTTGGCCTAAGCCCGGCCAGGTGTACAGCATGCTTTTGCGTTACACGGCAGAGCCCGTCCTTGTTACTACTACAACTACTGACCTTCTGTCGGTGCCTGACGAGTGTTTTAGCGACGTTTGCAACTATGTTTTGATGCGTGCCTACGAAATGGACGAAAACGCTGAAATGATGGCGGTCAAGCAGGCCGAATACAGCAGCAGTGTTGCCGAACGAGGCGAAACGGAACGCCAAGCTGCCACCATGACCTACGAGACAACCATCACATTTGAGCTTTACTAGGAGCGACCATGCCAGGTGCACCCATACAGGTTGGTCCGTTCATTGGTGGCCTCAACACATTCAGTGACGCTACAGCTATTGCCGACAACGAACTTACCGTTTGTGAAAACTTTGAACTAGACCTGGACGGCTCCCTCAAATCGCGCCCGCCAATCGAAAACCTTGCAATTAATTTTCCATTGGACACCACAGGCAACGTGGATTTTTTAGGCAACTTTTTTACCAGTACTGGTGTGTCATATCTGATTGCTTCAGACGGTAACACCAAAACCTATTATTTTAACGGCACCGCTTGGGTTCTTATTACTAGCACAATGGCCGCTGCCGGGTTCGTACAATTTGATGACAAAGCTTGGCTGACAGCCCCTGTTGGCTCGGCTAACCCCGGAGGCTATTGGACACCTTCTGGTGGTTTTGTTGCCGTCAGCAACATGCCTAAAGGCGAGTGTATTGTCACGTTTAAGGAACGCCTGTGGATTGCCGAGGGTAAAGACAGCACCGTAAACGGTACTAGGTTGTACCGCTCCAAAACTTTGGCCGACCCGTCATTATGGGTTGTTTCCAACGACTTTGTAGATATTGGTACTGGTGACGGACAAAACATTGTGCAGTTGGCCGTGTATTTCAACACCCTCATTATTTTCCGCACCGAATCCACGTTTGGTTTACAGTACACGTCCGACCCGGCAGCTGCTGTTGTGTCGCTGATTATTCCTAAAGTGGGGTTAAACTCCAAAGATTCTTTGACACAGTTTGAAACGTACATCTATTTTATGTACGAAAACAAGGCATACGAGTTTGTGAACAACAGGGCTTCGCAAATTAATGTCAAGGTGCCGTTTGCGTCAATTAACACGACAGGTGTGTATTTACCTTACGCAGTGTCAGAATTTAACCAACGCATCCTGTTTACATATTTTGACCAGATTTTTGTGTACAACCTGCGTACACGGTCATGGACTATTTGGAAGTCGTCTACATACGGGTCGCTTGGACAATTCTTTACACGCTCTAACACACAAGATAAAAGCATTGTTCTGGGCCACAAAAACACGCTTGTAGCGCCTGGCGGTTCACGTGTTGCCCCGTTGTTACAAATTACTGACGAATACAGTGCAGCCCAAGAAACAATGGAATGTAAGATTCAGACCAAAAACTTTAACTACCAAGCTAGTGCTATTTTTAAGCGCCTGTTTTGGTGGGGTTTGGACGCCCAGTTTAAAGGCACTGTCGTTGGCACGGCAATCCCCATTACTCAAAGTTTCACCGTTTCCTGGCAAACTCTGTTTAATAACGAAACTTGGAACTCCGTGTTGCAGTACACGTGGGGCAGCCCCCAAGACGGGTCCCCGCCAATCAATACCTCTGTTACCGAATCTGCTGTGACATTCCGTCGCATATTTGTAAAGTTCTTAAAGTCGCTTCGTTTTCGACAAATCTTCTTCCGCGTAAGTTTTACCACCAACGGCTCCTCTACCGAGGCACCTGTTAGACTATTCTCACTAACAACATACGTAAATCCAAAGCAAACAGTGTCCAAGGAAATTTCGTAATGAACAGGTACAGACCAGAATTCAGTGGCCCCGCCCAAGGAGGCGGCGGCTTCAACCCGTATGCCGCAGGAAAAAAGCATTATGGGAGTGGACGGCCTATGCCTACTGTTGGTAAGGTAACTGATAAGGGCGGATACAAACAACGCGACGTTAAAGCTGCCGCAAGGCGTGATGCTTTGATGAGGAGAATGGGATAATGGCCCCAGAAGTGTGGGACACAAAGAACCCGAAGCCTAAAGGCGAACGGAAGTCTTTGTCGTCTGCCCAGAAGTCTGAGGCTAAGTCCCGAGCTAAAGCTGCTGGTCGTCCATACCCTAACCTTGTTGACAACATGGCAGCAGCCAGAGGAAACGCCATTATGAAAAGGATTAAGAAATAATGTATAGAGATGCTTCTAGCATGGGTAACCGTCTTGCCCCTCAACGCAACAAGTACCAAGACGATAAAGAGATGCAGAAAAAGGCACGCGAGCGTGCCATGATGAACCGCCTGTCGTCCATGCCTGGTAAGGCCTCTTCTTAAGGATTAATTATGCCAATGAAACCAGAAACACCTCGTATTCCTTCTCCCCGACAGAGCTATGACGCTCCTACTCGTAGGCCTTCTAGTGCTGGTGGTGACCGGGATGCTCGTAACCGAGCAATTATGGGGCGTCCTGAGATGGCTAATGGTGGTAGGGGCCCCACTGCTGAGGACCTTCCTGGTATGTCTCAACAAGAAATTGATATGTATAACAAGCCTCAGATGGATATTAACGATGCTTTTTTTGGCCCCGATAATGGTGAGCGTTTTGATATTGTTGAGTTTCTTGTGAATCTTTTTAGGGGGGGTAACCGATAATGGCTGTAGTAAACATTGGTGCTATTGAAAGAGCTTCTCGTCCCGGACGATACGTTCCTTCTTATGCTAACCCCGCAGCCACGGCTCGGGCTACGCAAGAGAACATGCGTCTTGGGGCTGACCGCACACCTACTATGACGACACCTCGGCGGTCTTCGGGTAACATTGAAGCTCCTGAAGCTCCCACAGTGACCCAACCAACCGTGTCTCAAGAACGCGGTCCTTTAAACTGGCGCGACTCTGCCTTTAATTCACAAATTGCAGCTATTCAGCGTGCGTTGCAGGACTTTGAAACCGGCGCACAGACCCGCGGTGAGCGTTACGGACAAGACTTTTCTACGGGTCTTGGCCGCCTAGGTTACCGCCCAGCCGAGGGCTTCCAGGCAATGCCTAACATTTTGGAGCAGCTTGACCAGCCACAGGCCATGTCTGCAATGTCGGCTATTGAAGGCGAAGAGGGTGCACTTCCCACAATGTCTCTCCCCCCTGTTGCCGGTGCTTTCGACATTGAAGGTCAGTTTGACCCGTACAGCACAGCAGCTCGTGGAACCCGTGGTGTGCGTGACGAGTTTGCTGGCCGTGGAACTTTGCGCTCTAGTGACTTTGCCCGTAGTTTTGGTGAGTTTCAGAGCCGCCTAAATGACCAACTTTCCGCTATGGAAACTGCTCGTGGGCGTTTTGGTCAGGACTTGGCTACTGAGGTTGCTCAGCAGCGTACTCAGTCGGAGGAGCGCCGTCAGGCTGCTCAGCGTGATGCGATGATGCGTGCTGCTGTTGCGGCTGCTCAGAGTGGCGGTTTCTAATGAGTATGCCTGTTTCTGTTGGTGGTCCCCGACGTATGGACAGGGGAAGTATTCCGTTTGTTCCTCCGCCACCAGTAATAGATGAAGAGCTATATGGTTTTCCGGCCCTCGTCAGAGAAGTTCAAAATGCTTATCCTGTGGGGGGTACTGGGGCAGGCAGAGATTTTTATGATTCTGGTCAAGGAATTAGAGATTATTTTTCTGGTGCGGCCCCCCAAACACCTACTGGTTCTTCGGGATTAACTACGGCACAAAAGTTAGCTCAGCAAGCTCAGTTTCAAAGAAGTGGTCGTCAAGACCAAAACGCTGTTTATGAAAACCGACTTGCTCAGACAGGTTCTTATTTTCCGGGGGGCAGTTCCGGCTCTGGCGGCGGGCGCGGCATCGCTGGACCTAATTATGGCCCGTACCGCGAAGCACTTATTGGGCAGGCTGACGCTTTAAACGCTCGTATCCAGGCAATGTACAGCCAATTAGCTGAGCAGGCCGGGGCTAACGTAGAACGTATTTCCGGCATTTATGGTGGCGCTGGCGAGGGTATTGGCAATGTTTACGACAGTGCTGCTGGTAATGTGGCTCAAGCTTTTGGTTCGGCTCAGCAGCAGGCGACTGACCAGTTGGCCCGTCTTGGTATTGAGGCTGCTGCCCCTGCCGTAGTTAACCCTATGGCTTTGTCTCAGGCACAGGCTGTGTCGGGGCTTGAGCAGGGGCGTGCTAGTGGTCAGGCTGCTGCTCAGCGTTACGGGGCTACTGCTGGCGGTTTTGGGTCTCAGATGGCTCAGGTTGCTCAGCAGCAGGGTACTGAAATGAACTCTGCTATTTTGGCCGCTCTTCAGCAGCGCTTGAATGACTCTCTTCTTATGGAAGAACAGGGGCGACAGGCAGCTGCGGCAGCTTCTGCTCGTTCTGGACCCACGGGACCAAGTTTCCGCGATTTGCTTGCTCAACAAGAGTTGGAACTTAAAGCCGCTCAAATAGGCGCAGATAACCGGCTGTCTCAGCAAGATAAGCTGATAACATTGTGGTCAGATATCCGCGATGATTACGATAGCGACGATGAAGCACAACTAGCGGCTGAAGAAGCGTTACGGCGAGCCCAAGCATTTTTTGGATAGGAGTTTAAATGGCTAAATTGCCACAAAACCCTAGCCAATTTACAAATTATTACCAACAGTTTTTACCCACTGCCAGTACTGACGTATCTGCTGACGCTACTGTCGGGTTTCCTGAACGAGCCGGTGCCCCCAATGAAATGGGTTTTCTTGGCCGCTTAGTTGACATTGCTAGCCGGCCTTTACGAGCTGTCTCTAATCCGGTTATGAAGGCTTTGGAGCTGCCGGAAAAGTTCGAGGCTCTTCGTATGGAAGAGGCCGCCGGCGGCGAGGTTAGTTTTGGGGAAAAAATTGCCCCTGTGGGTAGCCTAATTGCAGCACCGTTTACTGGTTTGTTTTCTGACAAAGAAGAAAACAAGCCTTATTGGTCAGACATTATTGAAAAAGCGTCAGATGTCAGTAACCGCAACAACCCTAATTATGTAGATACTGACGATAATGTTGACCCGGTACTTAAGGGCGTTTACGGTTTTGTGGGTGACGTGGTTCTTGACCCTTTGTCGTGGGTCCCCGGTATGGGCTTTATCAAAGTTGGAGAAAAATCTGCTGCTTTGTATAACAAACTGGGTAAGGTCACCGGGGCTACAGCTGTGGGTAAAGCCGCTGGTCGGGTTGCAACTAATATTGCTGAAAAAATTCGTGGTCCTAAAGCGCCTGAAACGGTTGAAGACTTGGCTCCCGAAAACTTTGAAGTTTTTATTCAGTACAGCAACGGTAAAAAAGCAACTGTAACTCGCCCTACGCTTGAAGAGGCCCAAAAGTATGTTGATGGTAAGCGCTCTAAAAGTAAAAGTGCTAGCCCTTGGGTTGAATTGGGCGAAGGCCAGTTGCCGGCAGGTAAAGCTAATGGTTACCGCATTTCTCAGAAGACTAGCGCTTTGCCAAAGAACCTGGACGAGGTTGAGGGCGGCATAAAGAACAACATTCCTGCTAGTGCTTTAGGTTCTGACATTACGCAAGCTGTTGAAGAGGCCGCGACGACAGGCGGGATGACAGCTACTGAGGCTGTAGCTAACACCGTTAATGCGGCCATTAAGAAAAGCAAACTTGCTGATGGTACGCCAATGGTTAAAGCGACGACAGATTTTATTAGGGAGCTGTGGAAGCCGCAGTTTGAGACTGCTGCCCAGGCTACTAAAGCTGAGAAAGCGGATAGGGCTAAGGTTCGTGCAGAAGCTTTGGGCCTCCCTGCGTGGATTAATAAAACTCAGGAAGCTATTTTAAATGGTGACGAAGTTGATGCTCCGTTGAAAATTTCTGAACTTGGGTTTGTTTCACCAACTCAGTTAAAGCAAGTTCGTGCCATTAAAACTGTGGGCCAAGCTCTTACAGCTGTTAACGATTTCCGCGTGGATGGTAAAGTTCGTGCGGCTATTAAAGAACAGCTTAGAAACGAGCTTTATCTTCCTTACGCAAATAGTTTTAAAAAGGGTAAAGCTTCTACGTTTACGGGCAAGTTGTTGCAGGAAGACCCAATGCAGGCTGCGGCTGCTATACGTATTATTGATGAGGCTAAGGAAGCGTCACCTAAGAGTGCCGCTGTTACTGCTTTGCAGGAGAAGAGCCGCAGTGTTTGGGGTGCAGCTAAAGATAAATACATTGCTAAACACAAAAAGCGTTTGCGGCTTCCTGTCGTTAAGTTTGATTTTGCTAATCCTGTTGTGAGTACGCGGGCCGACGAAATGGCCCGTGTGTACAAGGAGCTTGAAAGCGACCCAACTAACCCGGCTGTAATTAAAGCGTATAAAGCTCTTGTGCGTGAGTCTCGTGAACAGTACGAGTACATGACTAAAGACCTTGGAATTAAAGTCGATTTTGTTGATTATGACCCGTACAACATTCCGGGTAAAAACGGTGAAATGGTGCCGGATTCTAAGTCGATGATGGAAGACGTGCTGAACAACAAGCATTTGTTTGTTCGTTCCAGCGCCCCAGACTTTGTAGACAACCCGCACCCTATTATGTCGGCTGAAGAAAACGACATCTTCCGGGCAGTACACGAGTTCTTTGGTCACGCCGCATCTGGCAGTAACTTCCGGGCCGCCGGTGAAGAGGGCGCTTGGGTGTCCCATTCCTCGATGTTCTCTCCTGAAGCTCGCAGAGTTTTGACGACGGAGACTCGCGGGCAGAACAGTTATTACAATTTCTTGGACCCGACACTTAAAGAGTTTGCCCCTCAGAAGGCTGCTTTATTCCCCGAAGAGTTTGTTAAGTTGCCTACTACTGCGGAACTGTCGGCTGGTGGTCGCGGGGCTCGTGCCCTGACTTTGTTGGAGAAGCTTAACAATTTAAGTTTGGAGGCTGCGGCTAAGGCCGAGATGCTGTTTGGCCCTAGTTTGTTGGCTGATTTACGTGCGATGCAGGATGCACAACTTAACATTTTCTTTGATGATTTGCAGTTGGCTTTGAGCCAAGAGGGTATCCTGCCGGTTCTGGGGTCGTTCCAAAAAAGTGGCGTTCGCCGGGAGTTGTTGGCTCGTTTTGGTGTCACACCGGAAATTGTTGCAAAAGCGGAGCAGGCTAAGAACGCTAAGATTGCCCGGCTTGCTGTGGAACCCGCCAAAAACATTAATCAAAGTATCGATACTTTAGCTGACGACAGATTGTTTACTGAGCAGCTTTACAGCCAACTAGATGGCTACACTCCCCGTCAAAAAGATACTGCTTTAAAAGTTATAGAAAATGTGCTTGTCAAAGTTAAATGGATGTTTGACAAAAATTATGTAAACAATCGTTTTCCAAACCTTACCGCTAATGGTAAGAACAGAAACGACCCCGAATTTGGTGTTGGGGAAGGCCGCAATCTTGAAGAAGCTAACACTCATTACATGTACACGATTGTTCGCAGCGCCTTTAAAGAAGTTGAAGAATTATTTGAAGGAATCCCTTTAAAAGACAAAAATGGAAAAATTAAAACTGACGCTGACGGAAATAAACTTTACGAAAAACAACCAGTTTTTGTAAATCCAAAAGATAATAAACCTTTTCAAGGAGTAAAACTTGCAAAAGAACAGGGAGATTATCTTTCTGTAATTATTCGTGGAATAGAAACTTTTATGGAAAGTAAAGGTTTTCCTGTTGTTATTGACAGCGCCGTAGATGGAACCATTAGCGCTATTCGAGTAAGCGATATTTTAGAGGGTATTAAAATTGCTCTTAAATCTAATGCTCAAGACCTTTTTAAACTGTCAAAAGAAGCTGCTGAGTCTGAAATTAATTGGTTTAATCTTTTGTTTAACAACGCCAACACAGGTGTTGCTTACACCAAAGTTATGGATGCTGTAGCCGAATTAATTAAACCCGGCGACAATTTGACACCAGACGATGTTCTTAAAATTATTACTAGCAATACTCGCCGCAATCTTCGCAAAGATGGCAAAGACATACCTATTAATAACTGGCTTGCTAGCGACGATTTTGAAGGCGTGTACGGCCACACAGTTTTGTTTAAAAACCAGACTATGCCGACAACAGCCCCTCCTGGCGTGCGTTATGAACCAAACGTCAAAGAAAAAGGCAGAATAGCTGGCTACCACATTTGGTACGAACGCGAAGTAGCTGCCGCTAAATTAGCTGACGCATTGTTTGCTGCTAGAACTGCTTTCCGTGAAATATCAAAGTACAGGTCAGCTGAACTGTTTGGCCGTGTTGATGCTGAAGTTGGACAGATTACTCCAGAAATGGCTGACAATTTTATGCGTTTAGCTAAAGACCCTAAGAGCGCCGCTAAAGCAATTAGGTTGGCGGGAAAAATTGGTGACATGGCTAAAGATTTTGGCACTACATTAGATGCTTTAAGAGCTTCTGTCGTAGCTTCGGCTGGCCTGGTTCGCAATGCTTTGGGTGACCGTGTAGCAAACATGGCTGAGTACACAACAAAAATGGCTGACAGGGCAAACAAGGGCGATACTAAAGGCGCGGGTAAAGCCCGTAAAGATTTGATGGATGAGACTGAAGAAGTGCGTAAATCTTATGACGAAGGTACTGAAAAAATTGTTGCCGATGGTGTTGACCCTACAGATGACCCGCAAACTGCTGGGTTTAAACAGGAAGCTGCTGAAGAAATTAGGGACAACAACACGTCTTCTACTTTCCGTAAAGAACAATCTGAAGGATACTCCTCAATTTGGTCTGCTATTCGTGGCTTACTCAATCCTTTAAACCGGGCTTTTAACGCTAAGTACGGCATGAACACTAAAGAGTTTTTGTGGGGTTGGATGACCCATCACGGGCAAGGAATTGCTATGCGAGATTTTCTTAACGAACGCATTAAAAGTTTAGGTTTATTAAATCAAAAACACAGCAAAATGTTAGACGACAAAACTTCTGTTATTGATAGGGCTTGGGACTTTATTAAACGCGGTGTTCGCCCGACAGGTTCAGAGCCAGAAGTTATTGCGGCGTGGACTGATTTAGTGCGGCACGCAGGAAAAATGTTTAATGTGGGCGACACCGCTATTGATAACATTTTGGGCAATCCTTTATTCCGCAATAACGCTGGACTTGATTACATTAATGATTTGTTGGGGCAGTATCGAGTATTAGGCAACGATGTAACTCCGCCAAATAATGTTTACATTAACCTTGATGAGGCCCGCGAGGTTTCAAGGACAACAGGTAAAACATTGTTGGAGGCTGCTGCTGACCAGTGGCGAACATGGCCTGTTAAAGACCCTATTGATTTTCTTGCCCGCATGAACGCAGCGGCTATCCGTATGGCTGCTGACGTAGCATTTGTTGAAAAGTTTATTGCCCGAGCTAGAAAGGACAATCTTGTTTTCAGCACAAAAGCTGAGGGGCTTGTATCTTTGCGGCCTAGTGGTAAAAGCCGTTATGGGCGTTTGTTCCCCGAAGAAGAAATTTACGTTCCGCAAGAAATTGCTGATTTGTTTAAACGTATTGATGAAGTTTCTCAAGAAAGTAGGGTTCTTGATAGCGAGTTGGGTAAATTTATTAATGGAGTTTTAGACCCTATTACAAACACTTGGAAGTACGCTATTACACTGCCCCGTCCCGGCCACCACCTTCGTAACCTTAACGGCGACTTGTCAATGACATTTACTGCTGAAGGTTTAAGAGAGTTTGCTCAGTCAGCTCGTGACGCTTTTACAGTACTAAGTCTAGAAAACAAGTATGAAGGCGTAGATTTTCTCAGAGTAGTGACCGGACAAGGTAGGCGGATACCCAAAAACACGACAGTTATTTCTAAAGGTGATTTTGGCGACATCACTGCCGACCAAATCTTGCGAGCTGCTAAAGAACGCGGTATGTTGCCCCCCGCCCAAGTAATTGAAGACCTTTACGATGGAGAAATGGGGGCTACCCGTTTTAGGAAAGCTCTTGAAAAAGGTCAAGCAGTGTTTAGCCTTGGTGCCGCTGCCCGTGGGGGCAAAGTTGAAGAAGTGCTCATGGGAATTTCAGAAGCCCGCGACCACTATGCTCGTTTGCAGCACTTTATTCAAATTATTCGTAAAGCCCAAAGGGGCGATTACATTACACGCGGGGTTTTTAGGGTTGCTAAACCTAAAAACCTTGAAGAACTTTTTGATATTGGTGCTGAGCGAGTGCTTAAGTTTCACCCAGACGTAAGTTTATTGTCAGCTTTTGAAACAAAGTATATGCGCCGCATTATTCCGTTTTATTCCTGGGTTCGCGGCGCTGTAACGGCTTTGGGAGAGTCAATGATTATGCAGCCGGGACGTTTAAACATTTTTAACAAAGCGGCTTACAACATTGCTATTGCGAGCGGCATTGACCCTAACTCTTTGTATGACCCGTTCCCTGACGACCAGTTGTTTCCAAGCTTCTTGCGGGAAGAAATGCAGGGGCCTCAGTGGGAAATGGGGGGGCGTTACTACGGAGTTAGCCCCGGTATCGCATCGTGGGATGTGTTCAACATGCTCGGGCCTGACCCCATTCGGGGTATTGTCGGCTCAACTAACCCGTTACTTCGCGCCCCAATCGAATTACTTGCAGGCTCCAGTTTAGGTACGGGTGCCCGCATTAATGACGTGAGCGACTACGTGGACTCCAACATTCCCGGAGTTAACTACATTTCCAGTGTTTCTGGTACAAGTGTTTCAGGAAGTTTGGCAAGCCTTCTTAGTGGTGGTGGCTTTGACCCTCAATATCAGTTTGCTGCTGGCAACAAGGGGCCTCAAGACCAACTTATGTCTGTCGTTAACTGGCTTACGGGTATTGGTTTGAAAGATTACAGTAGACCTAACTACATCAACTATGCTGAAATAGAGTTACGGAACAAAGCGGCAGAAGAGGCACAAAGGAACCAATGAGATGACGCAAGAGCAGGCTAACGAATTCCTTATGGATTACGGACCAGTCATCTGGTTCGTTTTTCTTACTGTCGTATTCTTGGCCGCTATTGTAAAAGCTTGGCCCTTTATTACCAGCGCAGTAAAAACCGTAGAAATTATTACAGACCTGCCAGAGCAGATGGCGTACATTCACAACAAACTTGACACACTGGAAATTGGCCTTATTAGTGTGGAACATGAGGTTAAAACCAACAACGGGTCCAGCATTAAAGATGCTGTAAAAAGAATTGAAGAGCGTTTAGATAATATTAAAAAATAGTGTTCCCCCGGCTAGGACGGTAACCGAGGGAACACTAAATCTTATCACAGGGGTTTTGGCTGTAGAAGTCCCTTGGTTTCAAAGTAGTAGTAGCCGTGGTTGTAGGCATCTATGTCGTGGGACTTGCTGTGGTTGCTTGGGCGCTTAACTCCGCTGTGTAGCGAGGCAACACTTAGGACGTTAGCTGTTTGTAACACAAATTTGGACCCACACTTACGAGCGTAAGCTTTGAGGGCACCAATGATTTGTACAGCGACAAAGCGGGAGCCGGTCTGGACCATCTGTTTGCCCTGTCGAAGCCTGTAATCTTCGCACACAACGACGGTGACGTTTTCGAGGCGTTCTAGTTTGTCGAACAATTCTTCTTCAGTGAGTATTTCTTTTTCAACAAACTCACCTTTATCGCTCCAGTAAGCTATTCCGCTGGACTCGCCGGGGTCAACACTAATAATCATTTCCCGCCCTCTTGTGGAACCCAGTAATCTACCTCTACTGCAAATCGAACATCGAAGTCAACATCACCTGTTACGGCGTTGACGTCTTCCATTAATGTTCGTATCTTTTCAATGTATTGGGGTACTACTGATTCCTTAACCTCAAATGTAATCGAGTCGTGGACTTGTAGCAACATACGACAGTCAGGTCCTTCCAATTCTTTAAAACATCGCACCATGATTCGCTCCACAATGTCAGCTGCCCCGCCTTGGATAAGACTGTTCATGGCTTTGTATGCTTCGTTGCTGTTTTCAAAGTGGCGTTTGCGGCCCGACCAAATCATTATTTCGCCAGTCTGTTCAACCTTTGATGTACAGCGTTCGTTTAGTCTGCGAAAGTTTGGGTAAGTGTCGAAGTAGTTTTGGCGAATTTCTTTGGCTTTGGGTTTGTCGACACCAAAGGCGTTCATTAGGCGTTGCTCTCCGGCCCCGTACTGCATGGAGTAGACAAGTGTTTTGGTGTCGTGCCTGGACATGCCAAGTTGTTTGGACATTTCAGTGAAGATGTCACGCCCCTCGTTAAATACTTTTTTAAGTTCTTCTTCGCCTGCGTAAGCTGTGGCGAGACGTAGTTCGAGTTGTGAAAAGTCTGCGTTAAGTAGGACGTATCCATCTTGGGCGATAAAGCACTCTTTGACTTTACCGTTCCATGGTTTGTCGGATGTTTTGGGAATTTGCTGCAAATTAGGTTCAGCGCAAGAAAGTCGCCCCGTAGCAGTCCCGTGGAGGCGATAACTGCATCTAAGGCGACCATCCGTATCAACCAGGTCAATATAGGGCCTGTATGCGGCGCTGACGGCTTTCTGCCACCCCCTGAACTCTTTAATTCGCTTTGCAACGGGGTTTTCTAGCGATTCCAGCATCGAATCATACGCTAACATAGCTTCTTTATCGAAACTTGGCGCACCAGTAAGTTTGCTACTCTTTACAATCGGCAACCCTAAGTCATCAATAAGCAACTTTTTCATTTGCTTTGGGCTTGCAGGATTAATACCTAGCATTTGTTCTATCTGAGACATAGCTTTTTGACCATGTTGTACGTATTCTTCCGCAAGTTGTACATCAATGCGTACACCTTTACGTTTCATTGACAGAAGCACACGAATTAGGTCTTGCTTGTGTGGCCAAACCGTGTCGGGCAGTTGTTTCCACTGTTGCGCGTTACGCAACACGTCGTACAAACGCCAAGTTGTTACAGCATCCAGGACCGCATAGTCCCACATTTGTTGCCAAGTAGTGTTCTGCCAACCTGTTTTCTTTTCTTTGTCAATCTCTACATCTTTAAGTTTGCCCGGTTCTTTTAGGTAATGCTGGGCAAGCGAGTCAAGCCCCTTGTTGTAGGGTTTATTTTCGTTGATGAGGTGAGCCATGGTGGGCACGTCAATGAAGTCAGTGTGCTCCACATGTATGCCAATAGTTTCTAGCGATAGAATGTCGAATTGTGCGTTAACAAAAATAAGTTTGTTGAGGTTGTTTTCAAGCAGCTCGCCTAACTCAAACACAATTTCTTTGTCGCAGTTGTCTCCTAACGAATGTTGAAAAGGAAAATAATGACTATACGCTGTGCCGTCTACGACGGTTGCAATGCTGACACCGATACATTCGTCTTTTCCGCTGGCGACGTTGAGGCCGGTGGCTTCGGTGTCGACAGCAATGACAGTGCCGGGGTGTTTAGTTAACTCAGCAATTAAGGTAAGGCTTGCCTCAGTTATGTCATCAAATTGCAAGGTCATTGTCCTTTGCAAATTGGTTAAAGATATTGCCTAGGTCTGTCGTAAAGCTAAGGTCTTCCGGGTTCCTGGTGATGTTGAAGGGCTCGAACGTGGCACCAAGCCGGTTTTTGAGTGTGTCGACTTGCAGCAGGTTACCGTCAACCGTTTTGAGGGATAGCACAAAGTCGACGTCAGTAGTGATGTAGGTTGACCCGTACACATCCGACAGCTCCACACCTTTCTTTTGCCCGTCGTTGGCCTTTTTGCGGTTGTGGTGAATCATAATCATGGCGCACGAATACTTGGCTCGTACTGTCGACAGGTAATGAATAAGGTTCTTGACAGCCTGCTCGTCGGTTAGTTCTTTAGAGCTAATCTTTTGTAACGAGTCGATAACGAGAATGTCTGGCATGTGGTCATTCATTATCTGGTCAAAAAAGATTTGGCCTTCAGGCGTGTCAAGGTTGATGGGCGTGCCAAACGGCGCAACAAGGAAGTTACGGTTCAGCGTGTTCTTGTCGTCGTACCCTTTACCAATGGTGCCCATAAAAAGGTTTAGTGGGGCCGCTGACATCTCCAACGACAGGAATAAAACCTTTTTATTGCCAGCCACGTTGTCCCAAGTAAGAAACTTTTTGTTCCCTAACGCCATGTGCGCTCCAAGAGCAATAGACAATTGGGTTTTCCCGGTGCCTGGGTAGCCGGTAATCAAACCGAAGCCACCTTGGGCTAGAAGGCCTTGCAGTATCCATTCAATCTTGAACTCGGCGTCCACAAAGTCCTGGTAACCATAGATGAGCTTAGACTCACCCATTACTGGAGCCGTCTGATTAGCCGACTCAATCATCCTGGTCAGGTCAATATTTTGCAGGGAATTGTAGCCATGCTTTTGCCGAGCCCTGTTAATAAAGTCAGTGATGCGCCTGTCGCGGTCACGACGGTACTTATACTTACCCCAACGGTCATCAGCGTCATATAGTACAGTAGCTATATTTTCGTCCGACCAGCCAAGCTCGGCACCCATATGTGCTAGCTCCGACATGGCCGCAGACCTATCCTTCTTCGGAGGCCCCGCGAAATACTGGTCATCCCGACTGAATTTCTCCAGCAACTCGGGCGTCCACGTAGCCAGCGTTCTCACATCTTCCAAAGCCGGAAGGTCGCCAAGCACTATGTCAGTGCTGACAATCTTTCGGGCAGAGGATATGTGAGCAAAGTCATCGAGACTATACTCAGTCTTCACGTTCCCACTCCTTCACAATGACGGGCATATTCCGCTTGTGATTAGTGGTACGAATAGGTCGAAGGATTTGGTCTGCGTCCCAGCCTGATGTATCCGCATGCATCACGTAAGCAAGTGCCCTGTTTCGGTCTTCCAGTGTTTCAATATCGTCAATAAAATTGTTTAACTTCCAGTAGCAGTGTTCGTGTCCTTCAATCGACGACTGAATAATCAGTGTCGGCTTAGGCACAAACATCTTGCCATCCTCAGCTTCTTGCGCCCATTCCGCTGGCGCATTACCGTCGAAGTCTACCCACAAAACCCAACTGCCTAACACATTCTCTTTAGCAGGGTTAGCAGCCTTAAATAAGGCTGGCGAATAGAATACGTTGGCTTTGATAGCCGACCATTTAAGCGTGTGTCGAATCACGCCTTCGCGTTGCCTAGGCCACTCAAACATGAACGGCGTCCATTTGCCCTCGTGTTCGACAGGCAAGTAAACAAACGTAGGTGCCGTAGTAACGGCGTCTTCGCCCCAAACGTAATCGTAAAACTCCCGCAATTCTGTTGTTGCCTCGGTCATAATCGTCCTTATTGTGAGGGGGGTGGCCCCGGAGGAAAGTGAGGTAAAACTCCGGGGCCACCAATGCCCGTCAAGCTAGTTATGCGAAGGGGTTACTAGCTGCGGTCTGACGGGCTTTCTTCTCGGCAGGCTGGGGAGCCGAAGAAGACTTGCTGGCCTTGACGTTCTTAATGTTCTGGAACATTCTACCAGCGTTCTTTCCCTTACCTGCCTGGGAATAAAGCTGGAGAGTTCCGCGAACACCAATCAAATCGTCGCGGTCCACATCGTTGACCTCATCACGGCTCACGCCAAGGTCAAGCATGCGCTGGACATAGTAGCCCAGCTTCTGACGCTCACGGTCAGTGAGGTTTTCAGGGTCCTGGGGAAGTTCAAACAGTTCGCTGTTCTTCTTGCCCTCATCGCCTACCAAGTATTCGATGATGACCCAGGAGCGGTCAGGGAAAGCTTGGCTTCCCTGTTTGACGTAAACGTCTCCGACAGTGAATTCATAGATGCCGTCCTCCATCTCGTATGACGGAGTTGTTGCTTCAGATGTATCAATGCCATATTCATCTAGCAGTCCCATTAGTTTGTTACCTTTCAGTTATCAGTTAGTTTCGCCTACGAATACGGGCTCGTCGTCCTCGAAGTATTCCTCGGATACGGGCACGCCTTCGTCAGGCAGGTTGTCCAAGGCTAAGTCTTTAGCCTCGGTCACAACACCAGCAAAGTCGTTGCTAAGCCAGTCTTTGACTATAGCAATGAAATCTTCTGGTGAAGTCATTAGGGGTAGGCCGCCAATACGTGACTTGGCGTCTACTAGGGCTGACGGGTGCGACTGCACCTGTCGTTCGTAAGTGGTGTTCTTACCAATGCCCTTAATTTCGTTTGTAACGTGAGCCGTTACGTGCATCAGCTTCTGCAACCCATCGTTGTTCTTGGGTGTAAAGCCGGGCTTAGTTACCTTCATCTTCCTGTGGTCGACAACCTCACGCTCATGTGCGATAAGGATGACGTGAACACCTGGAAGGTTCTGAAACATTTCAATAGCTTTCCGACACGCATCACCAAGAGGCTTGTACAAGCGGGGGTCCAAAGCACCTGTCGGAATCTCGTCCTTCAACGCGCCAATGTCCTCGCGGAACAAGTCGTCCAAGAGCATGTCGGCTGCGGTAGAGAACTCGTCAATGATGACAGCTCCCACCTTGTCCAGGCCGTTCTCGCCTTTGGAAATCGCATTTGCGATTATCGCAAAGTCAGAGAAGTTTTGGTAGTTCATGCGTACAACGTCATCAAGTAAAGATGGGTGGTTTTGCAACGACACCCAGCCTTCCTTGGTATCGATGTATAGCACTTTTTGTTTTGGCCCAACAATTTTCTTTGCCAGAGCGACAGACAGGACAGTTTTGCCAGTTCCCGGCTTGCCATAGAGCATTGCCATTAGATTCTTAGCAACCTTTTCCGTACCAAGGTCAGCCATTCTAGACATGATTTCATCAAGTCGATTACTCATTAGTTTCCTTATCATTTGTCGCACCAATAACTCGGCGCTCTCTTATTTTGTATTCAGTTTTTATCATCAGTTCGGTGTTGCCACCCATTAGTTCAGTCGAGCATACATCACGGAACGAACACGACTGACACACCATTTTGTTCGCAGTTCGATACGCCCTATTGCTTTGTTCTTCGATACTGAGTTCTTTTAGTGCTTGTATTTCTGCGGCCACGCCCAGTTGCTCCATAAAAGTATTGAGTACCCGGTCCGTGTTCGGCTTGAGAATCATAAAGTAGTTCATTGAACTACTGTCAGGTGTTTTCAGTTTTCTAGTACGGACCATGTTGTATGCGCCGTAACTAATTTCATAATTCATTGCTCTCAATGCGCCAATATATTTAGGTATCTGCGGTTGCAGGTCAGTTTGCTCTGGTGTGTAAAAGTCATACACAAATTTGTGGTCGATAACTACAAAGTTACCTTCGGGGTCTCGAACAATCATGTCTACAACAAACGGGTAGCTACTCCCGTTTTCTTCGTCGTAAACCAAACTAAATTCTTCTTCGACAGCAAGAACGGTCCAACCTTTGCGAACCAAGAATTCGTTAGCAAAGTATCCCCAATCTTCGTTAAAGAAAATTTCGTAGAGAGATGCGCGGTTTGGCGCGTCTTCGTACCCTTCTTGAACGATTGCGTCATATTCTTTTTTTGCTTTTTCTATCCCAAGGTCGAAGCGTTCTAGCTGTGCTTGGGGTGTTGCAGCAAGGTCGAGCAGGTGTCCGTAAAAGGCTTCTAAGATTCTGTGTCCTGCTGTACCTGTTGCGAGGCTGTGGCTTGTCGACACGCGCTCCAGGCTAAGGCCGTAGCCGTAATAGTGCTTGCGTCGACAAAGCAGGTAACTGTCTACTTCTGAATGGCTGACACTAGGCATCGAGGTCATCCGTTCTAATGCTGGAGCCATACTGAAGCTCCTGAACCAGCGCAAGATAGCGCTTGTACAGACCGTATGCGTCTTCTACATCCTGCAATGCCCGGTGAACAGTAGGGCGCACTTTCTCGCCGTAAGAGTGAAAGCTTGCGTCGTCAAAGAACATGCGAAGCGTGCTGACATCCATGTGCCTGTGCATAAGGCGACGGTCAAGACGTGGCATCCAGTTGCGGATAAAAGACCTGTCGAAGTGGACGCTGGCACCAGCCAACACGACTACTTCGTCACCCCAAGGCAACATGCTTTCAAGAATCTGGTCTTCTGCGTCCTCAACCATGATGCTGCCAAAAGTTTCCATGTCTTTCAGCAAGTCGTTTTCGGTGTGCATTGTCTGCACAAACAAGTCCTGTTGCATGAGTTCCCAAGCAACCTTATCGGGTGTGATAAGAACCGATTGGACTTGGGTGAGCTGAACACAGTCCTCAGAAAGCAACCAGCCCACCTCAATAATGCGGTCATTGTCTGGGTCGAGCCCAGTAGTTTCAAGGTCAATCCATAAATACATTGTCATCTCCGTCCGTTGTTATGGTAAAGGTAGCGTACTAGCTACTCCGTGTCAACATTAGCGAGCAACTTATGTTTAGTTGCCCACCATGTTTCGTTGTCTGCTATCTCTTGGTCAGTTGCTTTAGTGCTCGTGTCGTGAGCTTGCCACTTATACTCCGGCAATGGAGTAAACGGCTCATCAGCTGGAGGCCTTGGGCCGTAATACTTATTGTTTAGGGCGTGCCATCTGTTGTGGCACGTACTACAAATGCGGTGTACGTTGTCGGGAGCATTGTTGATGACGTTTTTGTCAGGCCCATGATGGCGGTCACCCTTGTCGGGGCCTTTAGTTGGCTGTATAACACTGCCATAACAACCGATGATTGGCTCAACTCCACCTCCTGCAAACTTAAGTCCAGCCCACTCACATTTCATATCTTTAAAAATGGGGTACATCATCGCAGCTCGCTTGCGACCCGTCGACACAATGTCAGTAATCTCTGAAGGCTCAGACATTGGACGACCCACGCCACGCTTCTCAACCTCAATGACGGTGTAGTCATCTTGGTGTGGCTCGTACAGGGAGAAGTTCTTGTCAATCCAAAGGTCGTCGACGTCGCTCACAATATCTCACCCGTTCTCATCGCTTCACTCAAGCTATCAGCTGTCATCACAGCACCCTCATCAACCATTGTATCTTGGAACGCCGACACCATCTGTTCTTTGCGGTGAATCGTGTTGCTCATCCACGTATCTATGGATGCTGGTATCCGGTAAATATAAACGTCGTTCTCCAGCTCTTGGCCAATGCGGTCTGTCCTCGCGTAAGCCTGGTCGCGCTTGCCGGGGTTCCACTCCTCGTCGATAATGTGCGTCGCAGTGGCACTGGTCAGGTTGAGGCCCGTCCCCCCAGTCTTGTAATTGCATAAAACCATGTCCCATTGTGGCTCTTCTCCTCGGGCTAAGTAAAAGTTATTCTTTATCTCATCGCGTAGCTTACGCGGTGTGGCACCTGTCAAAAGCGCTACACGTAACCCCTTCTCTTCCAGCATGTCTTTAAACGCTTCGAGCGCAGTGCTGAACTGGCTAAACACCACCTGTCGCCTACCCTCCGCGTGTATAGCAAGTACGTTTTCCAGCGTTGCGTCAAGCTTTGCTGACTCCTGGACCTCGTTCCCGACAGAGAACACGACGTTACCCTCAGTATCTTTCAGCTCAATACCAGCAGGCCACACGTTAGCCTGTCGCTTGCGAGTAATCAACGCAATCAAATGCATAATCGTCATTGACTCCCCACTATCCAACATAATCTGAGCCCGCTCCGAAAGCTGGCGAATAATTTTGTATTGTTTTTTGTAAGCTTCGGGGTCGAGGTCAACGCGAACAATATGCTTACGTTGCACAGGCAACACAATGCCAGCATCCTCACGCGACCTAGAGATAAACCGGCCAGCAATCAACGGCTTCAGGTTGTCCAGTTGCCCATCCCTAAACTCAACCTTGCCCGAGTGATGATTCGTTATACAAAATGTTTGCAAAAACTGTGTCTTTCGAGCAAACAGCATCGGGTCACACAAGTGCAACAATGCGTAAATGTCAAGCGGGCTATTCAAGATAGGCGTGCCAGTTGTAAAACACACGTTTTTCATGCTCTTAGTCGACAACCACTCATCAAGCTTGTAAGCGTATCTGACGGGTGTTGGGTCACCCTTTTTCCAATCACACGCTAGACAAGGTTTTAGCTTCTTATCGGCACCGTGCAAGCCTTTAATAGGTGACTTGCAGCTAGGACACACGTTGTCAACTTTGACCAGCATCTCAATGTACTTAAAGTTTGATGTTTGAGTATTTTTTAAGTTGTGCGCTTCGTCGACAATCATTGTGTCAATCTGCCAATCCATTAACTTAGCTAACAAATCCTTGTCTTTGCGCCAAATTTCAAAATTGACAATTACAACAGCTTCATTGCTAGAAATTATTTTGTCCATCAGTTTGTGGCGTGTTTTAGGGGTTTTCTTGTACAAATTATGTGCGGTGCGGTGAGGTGCCAACGTCATCAGTTCCCCAGCAAACTGGTCACAAATATCAGCTTGACAAACTATAAGAACCTTACGAGCTTCCACGAGGTCGAGCCATCCAATTGACTGCCTGGTTTTACCCAAACCCATGCCATCGCCCAAAATCCAACGTCGAGCACCAGCACCAAATAAAGCACCACGCCACTGGAACGGAAGGATAGGTCCAACTTCACCATTACCGTCATACCAAGGTTTCCTAACTGCTAGTTTCCGATACTTGTCTTCAAGATTAGAGACATCAGCACGAACCTGCTCAGCCTGCTCCAACGACTCATCACGACGTTGCTGTTGCTCTTCCTTTTTACGAAGCTCAGCAATCTGCTTCTTCTGGCCTTGCTCAGCCTTATCGTCGTCCTCAACCTGTCGGATAAGTCTCTCAATTTCTTTACGCTTAGAATCAGCTCTCGCAATATGCTCACGTCGTCTAGTCTCTAGGTCAGATATCTCATCAAACAGCGTCACTTACCGGACCTCATACGTGGCTTGTAACACGCTTCATCAATCCATTGGACAACACACCACATAGATACAACAAACATAAACACGCTGGCAATAGCCAAAAATGTTGCAACCACATAAATCATTGCTTGCTCCTCGCTTCAAGTATTTTCATCGCTTCGTTGTGTCGCAGATAAGCGAACTGGTAGGCCATATTGTGAGCGCTTGTCGGGTGGGGATACCTACGTGCCAAACGTGCATAATGTTCTGCTTCTCTGCGTAGCTGAGCCTCATCCATGTCGTACAAGTCATCAACCCACAACTCGTTATCGTCCATGAACTCGTCATCAAGCACTCTCATCACCACCCATAATCGTGAACCAGTCAGGCTTATCAGCATGCGCCTGCAACTGCCTACCTAACAAAATTAGGTTAGTTCCAAGCGCCTCCAACACCATCCCCTGCTTGCGAACATCCTCCGATAAGCGAGTCTTATCAAGACGCGCAAAATCGGACAGTTTTGGCGCAATTTTGTCTACCCAGCGCACCCACCCTTCTTTAGGTGTGTCACCGTGCAGCCGGATAACCTGCTCATCCAAAACGTCAGGCTTAGCAAAGTAATACAGTGTCGGATAACCCTCCAACTTGCTAATACGGGTGTCCTGCTCAACAACTTTCTTCACAGTGTTGTATGAGACACCAGACCTGAAGGCGATGTTGGTGATGTTTAACGGTGTGTTAGCTATCGCCAGCGTAAACAGCACCAGGGTGTCTTTAGACTTGTTCACCAGCCTTCGTTCTCTCTGTCGTGAGCCTCGTCAGCTCTATCCCAGGCACTGTCGTGCCGATACTCGTGATAGGCGTCGCAACCGGGACATACCCACTCACCAACCTCGACAGAACCGTAAACAGCTACGTCCATGTCGATGCCCTCGTCGAACCCGCACTCAGCGCAGTTCACGAAACGCAACACACTCACAGTTTCCTCAAACATTGTCTCTCCTAGGTAACTTCTTGATGAAGTCAGTAATCAGTGAAGGCGCGTAGGCCAGCTCTGACTCAGTGGACCACCAGTCCATGCCATCAGTGTCATCCCATTCCTGCGTAGGGAAGTTGTCCGGCAATGTCTCGTGGTCATAATTCACCATGTTTTTAAGAAATCGCAACGTGTCCTTAAACCGTGGACCGCGTGCGTCACGGTGAATCTTCAACGAATGGAACTCCGACGTATCCACAACTGGTAGGCCGTGGATTAAGTCGGTGTCGGGGTACTCAGCGTCGCTGGGGTAACGCAACGGGTAGAACGTCACGTAAACATACCCATCCTCAGACCAGACATTGATGTCGTAGTCAGGTGTCGTGTGCAGTACTTTAACCTGCTGATTAATTGCTTTCATTGTCGTCCTCTTTCATTGTTTCAATCGCGGTAAAGAAAGTGTTAATAGCACTTTCCATGTCGTCAAAAATTTCTTTCATTGTCATTCCTTTCATTAGTTAGCGTAACTAGATACTAGACTCCCACGCACACGCCTTACAAGTCGATACAGGCGTGTCGTGAAAATTGTGATACCACAGCTCACGGCGCTCGGCACCAGTGGACCTACGAATAAGTCCACCGGGCCAAGGCGTGAACTCCGGCATACGGTCAGCCACGAGGCTTACCCAGCTTTGCTTCAAGCCACAGACAATCGTCGCACCAGCCTTCAGGGTCGTCACCTACCCACCCCTCACCGCACACCACACACTTACTCATGCCTGCACCCACTGTGAATAGACATGACCAGCCTGCTCCACAACCGTCGTACGCACAACGTCGCCAGTCTTATGAATAAGGTGCTTAGCAATCTGGTCAGCATCCTCCGGGTTGGGGTACTCGGTGTGTAGCCAGCCGATAACCCCGTCGTGTGTTTGGAATTGAATTTTAAACATCATGCCACCTCCCTATCTTTGCCAGTGTTAACCAGCTCCTGCATCTGTTCGTTGACCAGCATGACCATGCCAGTCACTCGCTCGACACGAACCTGCATGTCGATGATGTCCTGCTTCAGTTGTGCCTTCTCATCGCGTAGCTCCCTACGCTTGTCGGCCAGCGCCTTGAACTCCGGTGTGAAGTCAGGCTTGTCAGTTATCTCAGTCATTGTGCAATCAACCCTTCTTCGATGAGCGCTATTGCTGTGCGCCCGTAGTGGCCCTGCAAGTTCCAAGCTATGCCAGTATCGACAAGGTGCTGAAAGAACTCCAGGGTGGTGTCGTCGTCCAGCTCACCGGACTCATAAGCGATGAGGTTATCGATGAAGTTATCCATCACGCCACCACCTTCGCACGTTCGCAATACCAGCACTGGTCAGGGTGGTGACCTTCACCACTGTTGTAGTGTGCATCCCACGTCGATGACTTTTCGCGCACCAGCTTGATGAGCGCCTCGTCACTGTCGAGATTTTGCCACCCGTCGTACAGGCTGTAATAGATGTCGTGCTCGGACATGACCTCCCACAGCACAAGCACCTCCAACCCGTTGTCGGTTGCAAAAGCTTCTACGTAACTATTCTCAGCCTCACCTAGCAGCTCCATGTAATCACCCTCGTCATACAGGTAGTTGTTGTGCTCCAGGTCGTGAGCAATCTCAATTGCTTCACAGAACGCGGGAGTGATGTGACCCTTGTCGTTGACCACGCGCACCTTCACGGCACAGAACCTGCTGTAGGTCCAGTGTCCAAAGCTGGCGTCGTCAACGTCATCAGGGTAGGCGTCCTTCAGTGCCTTCAGAATTGTCCGGTAGTTGGACCAGTCTGCAAGGTAATCGTCAGTCAGCTCGATGTCGGGAGTAGAGAACATCATGGTGTGTGTTTTCCACAGGTCACCATCGCTCCAGGCACTATCTGCTGGGTGCTCCAGTGCCTCATGAGCACGCTCCAGAATCGTGTCGTAATCAGTGGACATTGCACCCGTAAACAGTTTGGGTTCAAAGTCCTTCAGTTTCAGTTTCATTGTGTAGCTCACTTTCATATCAACCGGCGAGACGGTCTCGCGCGATACCCCTATTAAATCACACACTTAGCGTCTTTGCAATTTTAGTTTGCAAACACGTGGGCGTGTCTCAGCAACAGCAAGGGATACAGCTTGCAACTTTAGTTTTCAAACTTGACCTATTAAATTAAGGGGATAAGCTCGGTGTTAACGAGCTTATTCCCCTTAATTAAGGGAAGAACATTACGGGAGTCGCCTCACACACTCCGCCCCCAAGGGGCTACGCGTGAGGCTCCACACAGCACACAGCTCCGATACCGATGACACCCCGACGACTCAGATAGTCAATACCAATATGAGGGGTTAATCGTTTCGCGTCAGTGCCGGCTGGAGCAAGCTAGCAGTTGTTCCATTTGATTCCAGGTGACGACAAAAGAAAACCCCCCACCCGAAGGTGAGGGGTTCTCAGTTTGTGGTTAGTTGCTAGTTGACCTCCATTAGGCAGTCATTGGCGCAGTCCCAGATGGCCTGCTGGTGCCGGTGTCTAGCAGCTCGAAGCGCGTCATCTAATTCGGGGTAATGTCCCGTGGAGTCGACGAACACACGACCCGACGATGAAGTCCAGATACCCACGTAATGCACACGCTGGTCCTGAATCATGGCCTGAATGAGTTTGCCGACGTAGGTGGGGTCTGGTGCGACAATGTTAGTCGACGCTACCCAGTACCCCGTAGAGCGCTTCATGGCAGGGACCAGTTTGGTCCTGCTGAAGTCGACGCGATACGTGCCGTCAACCAGCTCCAGGGTGTCGCTAATCGCAAACATCAGCGGGCTCCCTCAGCGACGATGGCGTGCCAAGCGCCACGGTCAACCTCGTCCAGCATGACCTCAAGGCGTCCACGGTAATCGGCAAGGTGAGCCAGGTCACCAGTCTGAATGAAGGTGTCAAGGAAGCGAATAAGCGCTTCAGTGTCGCGCACAGCCTGTCCACGTTTCTCATCGACATAGTGGCTGGTAGCCAGTCCGTCAACGACGTGTTGGCCAGTGTGGAAGGCGAACTGTGTGGCCCAGTTGGTGCCACGTACCAGCTCGGTAGTAGTTGTGGTGCTCATGGTGTAACTCCGTTTCTGTCGGAACCGCTCCGACTACGTCCATAGTACCACACAGCTAGCGTACTAGCGTGCAAGCATACAGTTCGTCCATTTGATTCCAGGAGATTTTAAAAAAAAGAGAGGCTCCCTTTCGGGGGCCTCTCTTTTTGGTGATGCTAGGGCTTAAACCCTACTGACTGCCAATAGTCAGCCACTGCTTGACTAGCTTGCTCATTCACAGTCTGTAGCGCCACATGCTCACTAGCGGGCTTAGGGGCCGGGTGACAAGTGCAAGTGCACCCATCACAACGGTGGTGGAATCCGGTGTTGCAGCTCATCAGTAACCCGCTTTCGTCAGGATGGATAGAACAGTAGCAACCTGCTCATCAGTCAACGCGTCAACCGCATCGCCGTTGATGATGTCAGGGTTATCGAATGGATTAGACATGGTGCTCACTTTCGGCCAGGACCGTCCCGGCATGCACTAACTATACCACGGTGTTAGCGTCCAAGCCAGCAGGCAACTAGTATGTCCATTTGATTCCAGGGGATTCGGGCACGAAAAAACCCCCGACCCTTGCGGGCCGGGGGCTTCTCCGTCAGTGCTTAGTTGACCTCTACCTCCGTCTCATCAGCGCTGTCCCGGTCCAGTCTGTTGTCCTCCAAGAAGGCTTCAACGATGGCGTCATCGCGCTCACTCCCCGTCAGACCCCCGTCAATCTCAAGGTCAGAGAAATAGAACTTGAGAGTGATGCACCCGTCGACCTTCTCGACACGGTAGTCGGGCAGACCATCGATGGCGTCTATGAACAAGCCCCAGGTCTCGTTGCGCTCAATGTCACCATCGAGAGCATCCCACAACTTACGCCACAGGTTCTCAATGCGGTAGTCACCACCATCAGTGATGTGGCGTTCTGCCTTGTTACGAAGCATGTAGCTGTAGGCGAATGAGTGCCACACCTCATCCATGGCGTGGTCACCACGACGAAGCAGGTCTTCGGCAAGTGCCAGTTCGTGCGTCAGCTCGTTGTTGTTTGAACGGTTGTAGCACTTGTCACAGCGGATGCTGTAGCTGTTAGGTATCTCAACGCCACAGTCCTTGCAGTGGCGGGTATCGCGGGTAGTGATGTCAGTGTTACTCATGATGATGATGCTCACTTTCATTTCAGTTACAGCCCTCACCGCGAGGGCATAGCACCCACTATAGCGTACCTCTAGAGATGATGTTGTATCAGGACACGCATACTTCCATTTGACCCATGTTTCATGCTTCGAGTTTTCTGGCACTGTAGACGCTAAGGTACGCTATGCGGATTGGGGGTTTGTGTTGTTATGATTGTGTTTATGGTTCGCCCGCCTTCTGTTGTTCAGCCTCTGAGGAGGCAGCCTAGGCCTACCCCTAGTTTCTTGGAACCGACAGCTCCTGGGCGTTTGGATTCGTTTGTGGAGTCTTATTCGCGTTCGGCTCCGCAGGTGTATCAGGCGCAGGCCGCTAATAACATTTTTAACCCGTTTCCTTCAATCGCCCAAGCGGGTGTTGAGGGGCGTATGCCTACTGGTGCTGAGGTGGGTACGGATGCTGGGTTTTTGGCGGCAGGTTTTTTGCCTGTGGGTAAAGCGGCAAGCCAGTTGGCGGCGATTGTTAACCGTTTGAATAAGTCGACGGATGTTGGCGATTTTATGACGCCTGAGAAAATGCGGTACGCCTCAAGAGCTAATGATGCGTTTGAGGGGTTGTATAGGCCGGGGGCGCAAAGTTTTGATTACAATAATGTGCCACAGCCGGCTTCAGAGTATTTGTTTGGTTTGGTTCCGACAGAGAAGTTGTCGCCGTTGCGTGAGTTTGACCGGGCGGCAGAGCTAGAAGGTTTGGGGCGCACGGGACCAGATAATCTTAAGAAACTTGCAGAGCACATGGCTAAAGGTGGCAAATGGAGCGACCCTACAGCTGTTGGGTATTACCCAGACCAAGAGTGGGCTTATTTGGCTGAGGGTAATCATAGGTTGGCTTTGGCGGAGGCTTTGGGGTTGGAGCAGTTGCCTACAACATTGTGGCGAAAGCAATTCTACGATTATCCCCCACCAAACAAATTGCCTGTGGGCAAACGTGTTGGGCCTTTGGACACGAACCAGTTAGCTCGTCACCAATTTTCTGATTTTCCCGACAGCGTAGGTAATTTTTATGTTCCGCCGGACATGCACCCGTATCTTCTTAAATATTTTCAGCCATAACAAATAACGCTAATGTTGTGCTACGCTATCTCCCAATAGGACTAAGGAGACATAGTGGACAAAAACCCGTACATAAGATTGCGTGAACTGTGTGGCTCATCCCAAAAGGGATTTGCAGCTAAGCATGGTTTTGGCAAGATGACGATGGTGTATTTGGAGTCGGGTATGTACACCCGTGTTTCCGATAGGCAGAGTATTGCGTTGGGTACGGAGTGCCATGAGAAGGGTGTTGAGGCGCGTGAAATTTTGCGTGAAGAGTTTAATGCTGCTTCTCTTAATGAGGCTTATTTGGCTTGGCGGAGCGAGGACCGTAAACTCCGCGCCCCAGCCGTTCTTGCAAAGGCTTCGCCACCTTTTGTCGGTGATGCCGATGTTTCGCCGGTTGCCCAGTTTGTGAAAGATACTGCGGGTTCGTTGCAGGGTTTCTGCAAGCTTCTAAAAGTTCCTTCGATTACGATGACACGCTACATTCGCGGTGAAACAATTACCGTGCCTGATGCGTTTGTGTCGGCGTTGGAGGATGTGAAGTACCCACACACGGGTGCTTTGATTGATGCACAAGCGAATTGGATTGGTGCTTGATGATTGGGACATTGTTGGGAATGTTGGCCGTGTATGTTGTGGGCGCTTTGATTTTGATGTTGGTGGGTGCCTCGATTCAATACGACAAGAAAGGCAAGGTAAAATAATGTTTGGTGGAGGATACAAAAAGAAGAAGATACTGAAACTAGCACGTGAGTACGCTAGGGTTCGGGAGCTTGGGTGGGAAACCTACTACCGTGAAATGAGCGGGCTGCTTCGCTAAATGCCTGTTTACTCTTTTAGGTGTTCTGAGTGCCGGTCTGAAGAAGACCGGCACTTAGGCTTTGACCACAACGTCATCGACTTATGTAAATGCGGTGGAAAGATGACTAAAGTTTTCCAACTGTCGGGTGTACGCTTTAAAGGTGCCGGCTTCTACCGGAACGACAACCAGGTTAATAGGCCAAAGGAAGACTAATGGAAGACGAAACAACTCCAGACGAGGCCGGAATGGTCGAATCCGAAGAAAAATATTACTACACTGACCGGGCTATGGACTGCGACGGGTGGGCTGTAGTCTGCGGCGAAGAGGGCGAAGTAATGTCCTGCCACAAAACCAAACGTGAAGCAGTGCAGGCGCTTGTAGCGGCTTGCGCCGAAGATGGTTGTGAACCTGGTGGTTACTGGGAAGGCGAAATCGAAACCGAAGACGAGGGCGAAGACAAGCCCAAAGTAGAAATTAAAGTTTACTAACTGACGATTTGTAAGATTCACGCCCGACCATTTGTATAGTTTACAAATATGCGTGCTTGCACAGATTAAGGTATTTTTGCCCTGTCAAAACACGCTTACAAGCTTTTTTGTGTGTGAGCGCACACATTTCTGAATAGCAGAAATTCTGCACTACCGTTTTAACACTCTATACGCTACCGAAATACCATACGATACACTAACTCTCATGGATGAATTTGAACAGTTTGAGGGCGGTGTCGCAGTTCATCTACCTGACGGCAACACCAAACACATCGCAACCCCTGACGGGTACACCGACACAGCGTTCCGTGGAACCCTCGCAGCGTTCCACACAGCGTACATGCGAAACGGTAAACGCCCTTCTGTCGATGACGTGCACGAGCTGTGGCCCAAACTGTCAAAGAAAACAATTAGCGGCATTGTCGGTACGCTAGAATTCGGAGAGGCTCTTGCCCACCGAGGCATACACTGGGACCCCAAAGACGGGCTCAGCATGGAACAACAAACCGTCCTACTTAAACTATCCGACCCCTTCGACAGGCGCGGGCTTGCATCCAAACTTAAAGACCTTGGCGTGCCCATGCCGCGTTTTCAAGCCTGGCTCAAACAATCTTTATTTAACGAGTTATATAACCAGCACACTAAAAACAATTACGAAGAAGCCCTTCCCGCCATCCGACAAAGGCTCATTGGTAACGCTGAAGCTGGCGACCAGCGGGCCATCGAACTCGTGTTTGCTATGACGGGTGAATGGAACCCCAACCAACAACATTTGGAGGATGCTCGCACTATTGTTTTGAAAGTTGTTGAGGCTATAATTAGACATGTCAAGGACGTGAAGACACGAGAAGCAATCCTATCGGACGTTTCACTGTACGCTGGTACTCTGGCGAGTATGAACCAGCAGAAGACCTTGGAGTAATAAATGGCAACCACTACCACTAAGCTCGGGCTAACTAAGCCTGATTTTGTTGACGTTGTAGACATTTCGCAGCTTAATACAAACGCAAACAAAATTGATGCTGCTGCTGGTTTTACTATTTGTACTTCTTCGACTAGGCCTTCTACTCCTTGGTTAGGCCAACCAATTTTTGAGACTGACACGGTGAGTTCCAAGATATGGAACGGCACGGCATGGATTGGCACTACTGGTTTTACTATTTGTACTTCCTCAACTAGACCTTCTGTTCCGTGGTTGGGCCAACCTATTTTTGAGACTGATACTCTTAAAAGTTTTGTGTGGGATGGTTCCGCGTGGAAAGTTTTGGGCGGCGGGGCTGGCGGCGGTTTTGATAGTGTATTCTTATTGATGGGAGCATAACAACATGGCATACAAAGTTCTTGGGCAGTCTGCGCCCGCGGCAACTACTGACACAAATGTTTACACAGTACCTTCTGCTACCGAAACTGTAATTTCTACGATTGTGATTGCTAACCGGGCCGCTACTGCTGGCACGTTTCGTTTGTCGGTTCGACCTAATGGTGCGACGATTGCTAACCAGCACTATCTTGCATACGATGTGCCTATTGCCGGTGCCGATTCTACGACGTTGACGCTTGGTATTACGTTGGATGCTACTGACGTGGTGACGTTTTATGCGTCAAGCGCCAACATGAGCATTAATGTTTTCGGCACTGAAATCGTTTAGGGGTAACGACTAATGGCTGTTACCAGTTTTAGAGCATCAAGTATGAGGACTTTTGACAAGTCCAACAAAATGAACTTGGGCGCTGGGTTAGTTCAGTGGCTTGTTGTCGCTGGCGGCGGCGGTGGCGGTAACGGCGAGGGTGCCGCTGGCGGTGGTGGCGGTGGCGGTGGAGCCGGCGGTTACGTTTCTGGCAGTGCTGTTGCTTTTCCGTTTACTAACGCCGATTTTGCTATAGGTGCCGGTGGTGCCGCTAACCAAGGACAAGGCAACAACAGTTTTGTCTCTAACTTGGCTGGCGCTTTAGGTGGTGGCGGTGGCAGGGCAGACAATGACGGGTCGCTAGGTATCTCTGGCGGTTCTGGTGGAGGCGGTTGCGGTGACGGTATTGGGCCTGGGCGTGGTCTCTATCCGCAAGGTAATGATGGTGAACCAAACAGGTCGGGAACACGGTTCGGTGACGGGGGTGGTGGTGCCGGTGAACGAGGTGGCGTTGACGCCGGTGGAGCTGGTGGTGACGGACTTGCTTGGGCTGGTAATGGTGTAACTTACGCCGGCGGTGGCGCGGGGGGCGGTGCTGGTCAAATTGGCGGCGACGGTGGTGGCGGTAATAGTCAGGTGGCAGGTACGGCCAATACAGGCGGTGGCGGTGGCGGTGGTGCCGCCAGTGGGGGTTTCGGTGCGGCTGGTGGTTCTGGCATTATTATTTTTATCTACCCAGAGGCAAGAACTTTGACGGTTACTGGTGGGACAAGTTCCACCACTACGGCAAACGGATTCAAGACTACGACAATTACGGCTGGCACAGGAACATTGGCGGTATCATAATGGCTCATTACGCTTTTTTGGACACAGACAACATTGTTACTGAAGTAATTGTTGGGTGCGATGAAGATGACACATCGCATGGCGTTAGTGGTTGGGAAGAATGGTATAGCGGCTTTCGCAAGCAACGGTGTTTGCAAACTTCCTATAACACTCTTGGCGGTGTTCACTTGCTGGGTGGAACACCTTTTCGAGGAAACTATGCCGGTATTGGTTACACCTATGACGAAACTCTTGATGCTTTTATTCCACCAAAACCTGAACAAGGTCAATGGGTTTTAGATGAAAACACTTATTTATGGAAAGAAGTAATCGATGAAACTGAGTAACCCTGCCCCCGGACGCCCCGTAACCTCAACCTATGGATGGCGCATCCACCCCATCACCAAAAAACGCGCCTTCCACAGAGGCACCGACTTCGGAGGAAACTTCGACGTACTATCAGCCGCCCCAGGCGTTGTCGTACACATCGGCTGGTCACCCAAAGGTGGCGGTCACACCGTCATCATTGAACACCAACGCGACCTATTCACTGCCTACTACCACGGTGCCCACAAAACTAAACTCAACGTAGGCGACATTGTAAAAACAGGCGATGTTGTTTACCGTGCCGGAAACACCGGCGCTAGCAACGGACCTCACCTTCACTTCGAGGTTCGCACCAGCCGCAAATTCGGCACAGACGTAGACCCCCAACCCTATTTCACTGAGCAAGGACCAACTAAAATTAATGTAAACGGTGTGATGGACAAAGAAACTTGGAAAGCCATGCAAACCATTCTTCGCAACGAGAATTACTACGCTGGCAAAATTGATGGTGTCGCTGGTAAACTGACAATCTCAGCACTCCAGAAATACATTAACGACGGGAAATTCTAATGAACGAACTCATCATCACCATCAAAAGGGCACAGGCTTACGCCAAAGCCATTATTGCAGGTGTCGGAAGTATCCTTGTGGCTCTCAGCAGTGTTGGCACTGAACTTGGTGTCACTCTGGTTCCCGCAGAATCACAAGCTTGGGTTACCTTCGCACTCGCAGCATTGACTGCTTTTTCTACTTGGGCTGTGCCTAACGTCGACCCTGACGGTAAAACGGAGTAAAAAGTAAAAAAGCCCCGGTTATGCCGGGGCTTTTTTTATTGACAACTGTCGCACATTAACGCTTCCATTGGGTCTGTGGGGCAAGCATAGCCATCGACAAGTTCAACATTATCCATTTTTATTCCTTTTTTACGCTAAGATTGCCCAAACGGTTAGGACAACCATGAAAATACTTTTGTTAGACCTTGAAACATCGCCTAACCTGGCGTATGTGTGGGGCCTGTGGAATCAGAATGTTTCGATAGGTCAACTTGTTAGTTCTACCGAAGTTATCTGTTTTGGTGCCCGTTGGTACGGGCAACGTAAAGTCCACTTTAGTTCAATTCATCACAATGGTAAAGCTGAGATGCTTAAGGCTATACATGAGCTTTTAGATGAGGCTGATGCGGTTGTGGGTTGGAACAGTGCAGGGTTTGACGTGAAACATTTGTACCGCGAATTTATTGAAAACGAAATGTTGCCTCCGTCTCCGCACAAAGAGATTGATTTGATGCGTGTTGCTAAGCAACGGTTTAGGTTTCCTTCAAACAAACTTGATTATGTTGCACAAAAGCTTGGCATGGGGGCCAAGGTAAAACATAGTGGGTTTGATTTGTGGGTTAAGTGCATGGCTGGTGATGAGAAAGCTTGGCGTGAGATGAAAAAATACCAGATTCAAGACGTCAACCTGCTTGTTGGTTTGTACGAAAAGTTTTTGCCGTGGATTAAAAACCACCCGAACCGGGCACTTATTGATAACAGACCGGACAGCTGTATTAGTTGTGCGTCTGACAAGCTTCAGTCCAGGGGCACAGAAGTTACTGCGACTGGCGTGTTCCGCCGATTTAAGTGTGCTGATTGTGGCAAGTGGCAGCGTGGCGCTAAAAGCGAGGCTACTAGTACAATGAGAACTATTTAGGAGGTCATTATGTCTATGTTGTCATCGGAAGATAACCCTGGCACGTTTGGCCGTGATGAGAACCCTAAACCGCCAAGCCAGGTGGTTGACGATTTTCACGAAAACAGTGATTTGGATTCTCGTGCGGAAGCGCAACATCACACGTTGGGTCCTGCGCCTACGCAGGCAGCTCCAGGCAACCACACGCATGATGGCGGTGACTCTGCGCTTTTGTTAGAGGGGTCAACAATTTCTGGTTCTAGGGCGACTGACGCTTGGCGTATTTCAGTTAATGCTATTCTGGTACGTCTCGGAGCTGTCGATAACAGCACTGCGTAATGCCGTCTAAGCCCCGACAACCGACACCGGCTGAGCTTCTTCAGCTGGCCATTAGTGAGCTTGACCAAAGCATTCACAAACCGAACATCCTTAATTACGGGCAGAAAGACTACCCGGAGCAGCTTCGGTTTCATAAATCAACTAAACGTGGACGTTTTATTTCTGGAGGTAACCGTGGGGGAAAAACTGACGCTGAAGTGGTCGAGTCTATTTGGTGGGCTACAAACAGTCATCCATATCTTAAACGACCTGGTTCATGGGGTTCTGGCCCGATTCAACTAAGGTTTGTTGTTGTTGACGTAGCTAAGGGTATCGAGCAGATTGTTTTGCCCAAAATGAAAAGGTGGATACCCCGTTCTTACTTGAAAGATGGTGACTGGTCTAAAAGTTGGGATGCAACCAACTACATTCTCACTTTTGAGAATGGCTCCACGATTGATTTTGTAACGTGGGGTATGGACATGATGAAACTGGGTGGTGTTCCTCGCCACGGAATCTTCTTTGACGAGGAGCCCCCACAAAACATTTTTAACGAGTCCATGATGCGTTTGATTGACTACAACGGTTTCTGGGTTATTGCGGCCACCCCGACCAAGGGTATGGGCTGGACGTTTGACCTGTTGTGGGAACCGGCCAAAGAAGGCAAGGCAGAAGAAATTGACACGTTTACCTTGTCGGCGGAACAAAACCCGTACATTGAGGCCGACATGGACGACATGAACTTTTACATGATGGGTATGAATAAGGAAGAGCGTGATATTCGTGAAAAGGGTGAGTTTGTTGCTCGTAGCGGTTTGGTGTTCCCTGATTTTGCTCAAAACATTGAGCGGTATTTAATCGACTTTGGGCCAGGAGATGTGCCAAAGACTTGGGCTGTTTATGCGTCTGTCGACCACGGGTTAAACAACCCGACGGCTTGGTTGTGGCATGCGGTGTCCCCAAAGGGCGACATTGTGACGTTTGCGGAGCATTATCAATCAAACATGATTGTGTCGGAGCACGCACAGTTGGTAAAACAGCGAGAACTTAGTTGGGGCCGTAAACCTGACTCTGTAGAGCGCATGGGAGACCCTGCAATGCGTCAGCGCAACGGCGTGACTGGTACATCGATTATCCAAGAATATGCGCTCCATGGGGTTTACGTAAACGTAGAGGGCATACCCCACGATGTCATGGTTGGTATTGAAAAGATGCAAGCTTACCTACGCCGTCGTAATGACACGCATTGGGGACCCGACAGGCCCAAATGGGTGATTTCTCGTAATTGTGTCAACTTTATTCGTGAGATGAAGAAACTGCGGTGGGGTGCCTACAGTTCAGACAAGATGGCGTATGACATGAATAAGCAAGAAGTTGTCCACAAAAAGGACGACCACGCTTTTGACAGTGCCCGCTATTTTGCTACTACCCGA